TGTTGTTCTTTTTTATTATTTGGGTCGTTGCAAATGAAAACAGTCCGTACTGTATGATTCCTAGTTGGTGCGACTCCAAACATGAAGAGGCTAGCAAGACGTATGTGGAGAATGTGGAAAAATTAGTAGGTCAAAACTATTTTTTTTAGTTGCTCGATCTGAATTTTATTCTGTTTCCATGGTATAAAACACAATGGCAACAATCGGTCGCATGAATGGCGCGGGATTTAGCAATACATCTCGAAAGTCCTATATTTCCACGGCTGCGTTTCATGCGCATTTTTATTCCTACTCAACCTCTGAAAGCAACTTTGTTGTTTCAGGCAGCCTTTCGGCTGTTAGCGGCGCAAACAGTTCAACCTGTCCGGCGGGCCGAATTTTGCGCGAAAATGGCCGTAAACTTGTACCCGGCGCCCATCCCGGTATAACAACGTATATGGTAGGCGTCTATGATCCCGCGACATACTTCAGTGGCTTTATTGATCCAAACGCGAAAGTGTTCCAAATCTACAATACAGACAAGCCGAATTTCCTGCCAGACGGTGTTGAGCCAACGGAAGGAACAACTGACCGTGGACCGTCCATGTATACACGCGGCAACGTGTTGGGAGGAGGTGACCTGGATATCAGTGGAAGCGCGGTTATTTCCAATGGTGCAACCGTGAATGGCGGTCTAACAGTCGCCACGGGTAATGCGACCGTTTCCAATGGAAGTTTGACAGTGACCAATGGAAAACTCAATTTGGATGCATCCGGTAGCAACGCGATTGTAGGAAATGCAAATATGGCAGGTGGTGTTGTCAGTGGAGGATTCAAACGCCTGACTGTAAACACAACAGCCGTGACAGCATCGAGCCGAGTATTCCTGACATTGACCGGTCAATCCAACGTAGGTGTGTATAGTGTAGAAAATATTATTCCAGGCACCTCATTTCAAATTGTAAGCAGCAGTTTAACCGATGCATCCACATTAAACTGGTTGATTATTAACTAAGCGCGTGGATTGATATAAAATCCTTGCTGAGCAACTTTTCGTAGTTTGTAATTATGGACAAATGTATCTGGATTAAATCCAACACGAGTGCTTGGCGATTTTATTGTTAGAAATCCAGGTTGTTCATACAATTCAAACATATAGACATGGTAATGCGTGTCTGTTACAGGCGGTGTAGGAGGAAGATATGTGACAAGAGGATGTAGTTTATCTATCGCAGATATATTCACTGCTGCAAAATGTAAAAAGGTCGGTTTGGCTGAATGCAAATCATACATAAGGATAGTGTAATATTTCCCTTTTTTTGTGTGAAAGAACATATGTGGCATTTCTTGTGTTTGTAATCGTGAAAGTTGTTGTCCTTGAACTTGAATTGGGCCGTAAAAAATATGAAATGAATTCCTATATTTTCGTGTTTTTGATTTTAATTTTTTTTCTGATATATTCATATTCTACACTGGAAGATACATTTCTATAAAGTGTATACAAATGTACAAACGAACCGTAATACCTAGAATTATGTATCAAAACGAACCATGACGTCATGAAATCTATCAGGAACACTTTGTATAATAGTCGACATTGCCGTGTCATGTCCTGTTGTTTCAGACCTTTTTTTATATTGTTTACGCACAATAGGTTTATCAGATTTTGATATTGCATCGGTTGCAGCACGCACAAATATAGATTCAACCTTTACTGGTTTTTCATCATTCTCAGATAAGTCAACCAATACATTGTCAGAACTATCCGCCGCAATTGTTGGTGTTTGTTTCATCAGTTTGAGTTGTTGCCGCTTCTCTCGACGTTTTCTGTTAATTTCTTCACGATGACGTTCAACATAGCGTTTTACACGCATATTAATTGCTGCTGGATTTGCCTTATCACGTTCATGCAATTTCTTCAAATTGGATTGCTTGTATTCAACAATCGCTTTTTCTATCATTGTTGGAATACTTGCCTCCAGTGCTTCAAGTTCACGAAGTCGTTCAAGTGAAATAGTGATAACTTCTTGCATATTTCCTTTACTAACTATTTGTTTTTTTATTATATTTACAACGAATGTTTTGCTATCTAAGCGAAATGTGCATTAATGTCTGTATTTAAAAATAATACGCCACTTTTAAATTATTCACTAATGTTTATAGTATAAGAGTATCGGGTTATGTTTAAATATGTATGGCGTTACGGACACCGTAATACCATATATAGTCGCTAACTTGTTTAAAGTAGATAGGTTCATGAAGGCATTGTCAATTGGTTTACTACACATATAATTTTTACGGTACAGACATAGTCACAATCACTAACTATATTCTATGATTCATTATGATTTGTACTTTGGCGATGTTTTTTTGGTGGTACATGAATTTTCAGATTGTATCGCTTGTTGAACTCCATAGGATACAATATCAATATAATGTTTTTCTATATTCAATAAATGTTCCAATCGTTTTTTATCAATACATACTGAGTGAACAAGGTTAGAAGACTGGGTGGGTATTATAGATACATGACTGGTTGTCATCTCAATTGAATGCATGCATGTAGATGTAGACGTCATTCTACTCAACAAACCACAACAATTCTCAAACAATTACGCAAGCAAATATATAAAAAGCAGACTTCAGACAAACACAAATATCAAACAAAAAATATTGTGAAAATAAAACGAATAATGTTCTAGTTGTTCTAAATAAATTAATCTATCTATGTTTAAACTAAAATTTATCTGATTTGCAGTATTATATAGATGGTGGATATGGTCATATACGTCCGCCAATCGGACCCGATTTAGTAAATATTGAACGTAAATAATTATTCAGATTCAATTCGTCTAGTATACTTTTCGATGCTAATGTACGTTCTATAGGTGACGATGGTGGCTGTACAATTACATTAATATCTATATTTTTTGTTATTGTAGATTGTAAACTGCCATTCATTGTAATTGCATTTGTATTCAAATTTATTTCTGATAAAAATGACAGTGATGTCATATGAGTGTATACACATACACCACAAATTATTGTCGGAAATATACAAATGAATATAATTCTATTATATACATATTTTTTGCATTAGTTACGATTATCTATAGTTTCTAGTATAGTTGATTACAAATCGTACAATACTAGAATTTAAATAATTACGAACCGTGTTACACATTCAGTGTTAATGTAGCACCGGTAGGTTGTGTAGTGGTAGGTTTACGACCACGATGAATGCCTTGACGACGCATTTTTTATATGCAATACCGTCAAAATCCTGATTTAAACACACCGACCAGGTGTGCTTAAATTAAAATGTTGACGGTAAATCAATTCAGATGATGGATAAGATTACGGAAAATGCATGAATTAAAAGGCTGTGTACGTAGGCTACAGCAATCAGGGTTAATAGGAATATCCATGTGTATGAAGAATCGTCTGATGCGTTCATCGCGCCGCCTAACCGGCACGAACTCAGGGCATTTTGTGGCGAAATGTCCGCGTTCTTTGCAGTTTTTGCACACACCGCCACCGTCCATTTTGTTTTCTGGCTGCGACAAAAACTCCTAAACTACGCCGCAATTTTTACCCAGACTTAGTAGAAAACCAAACATGGCAGCCCCTTTACCTGCTCCGGCTCAAAACATGGACACATTTATTCACCCGGATTTAACATACGATGAATACATTAATTTGTTTTATGAGATACTTTCAACTGAATTGTGGGATGAGTTCTTTAATGATGATTATGTCCCTGAAAGACACGGTCCTTTAATTCGCCAAATGGAAGAAAATCCCGCAAGTTTAGAACTGCACAAGAGATACTTGAAACATTTTTTCACAGGCAAACCTGTTGATTACATACAAGAAAAAATGGAAAAGTTTGTAAAAGAATTGATGAGTCAGAGATATAGATATGCTGATGAAATAAAGAACTTATACTTGTATGTTTTAGAATACCGTCAAAATCCTAATTTAAGAACACCCTTACAGGTGTTCTGGATTAGGATTATGAAGGCACTGCCGTCATAAATTTTAATTTAAGCACACCTGGTCGGTGTGCTTAAATTAAAATGTTGACGGTATTTAAAATATGGTGCTAGTCCAATACCTTTGGGGTTATATTTAGAGAATTGGAAATACAGTGATCATGCTGACGATAATAATGACGAGAATAATGACGAGAATAATGACGAGAATAATGACGAGAATAATGACGAGGATGAAAAAAGCATGGAATCGTCGTAAGCATGCTGTTATGGCTTGGGCTAACGCTCATGATTATGACCGGCGGCGGTCGAATAGACGTAGTCATACACGTACTCGTAAATCACGTCGTCAACAAAGAGGCAAGAGTAACACTCGACGTTACCGTAAATAAAGTACAGTCATAAATTAAAAGGCTGTTACAGCAATCAGGGTTAATAGGAATACCGTCAAGTTTATATTATGGTCGGATAGGATACAAATCATACCATAATAAAATAATAGAATTTTCACGAACCGTGTTACACGTTTAGTGTTAATGTTGCGCCTGTAGGTTGTGTTGTAGTGGGTTTACGACGACGATGAATGCCTTGACGACGCATTGTATCCGTAGTCATACCTGTCATTCCACTGTGTACACTTCCCAAATCTTCGGCATCAATGTTTTGTGCGGGCGGTGGAACAGCCCGATTGGGTGCCGTATCACCGGCTGTTTCCAATGTACGCAAAATATCTTCTACGCCCGTTGGACCCCGCATTTCACGACGGGCCGTCATAACGACAGGTCGGTTCATATCGATACCGCCGCGAGGATCCATGTTTGGAATAGGGCCTCCAATGCCTGAACCCATGGGAGGACTCATCATCATGGGATGATCCTCTTGATGCATCGATGCCATCGAAGGCATCGGTTGGGGTGCTTGTGGCGCACGCATCATAGGCGGTGCAGCCGAGCCTCCGCGTCCAGCGCCACTGGGCATACCCATGCCGACAAAGTTTGCAAAACCAGGTCCAACCGCCTGTTCAGCCGCTGCCTGTGCCATTTGACGGGCCAAATCTGGATTTTTGCGTAAAATATCATCCATGCCTGGCATCTTGGATTTGAACATGGTGTTGGTAATATGACACATGGCTGCAGACAATCCAAGAGACATTACAAGACGTACTTCAGGTGCAACTTTGCTCTTGTCCTTGTACTTGTCGTACAGTTCTTCGAAAATTTCATCGTAATCCTCAATATTTTCATTCACCTGTTCGGACCAACCATCGAGAGATAGACCCAAAGGATCGTACCGACTATTGAGGAATTCCATACCACTTGTGACAGTTGTCATCATGGAACGTTGGAAGCGAATGCTGGCTTCAAGACCTTTTGAATCTTTACGACGCGCAACTTCCGCATTGATTTCATCCAGTGTATTGGCGATTGTCATTTTAGTGCCGCCAATACCTTTCCTGTCCATACGTTCCAACAGTGTCAATCCTTCCATCTTTTTTGCATTTTCCTCCTCAGGTGTCATGTATACAGTTTGACCGGCAATTGCATCAATACTTGGTGGATTGGGCGCGGATGAGCCGCCGCCAAAGAGTGATTTCAATTTGCTCGCAAACCCACCACTCTCAGGTGCAGGTGTCACGGTTGGTGCCGCCACACCGCCTGAAAACCAGCCCGACGATGATGAGGACACAGCGGAAGGCGCAGCCGCTGGCGGAGGCGCTGAAATACCGATACTTCCACCACCGCCCAGACGCATGGCTGGGGGTTCACTGTCACGCATGATTTTAATAGTGTCTCCGTTCGAAACAGGCGGCTTGACATCAAACGATACCGATGTATCTTCCAGATTCACAAATTCAATGCCGCCACCACCACTGGAATCGCCGATGCCACCAATGGATACTTCTTGAATTCCTGGTGAGGGCGCCCGGGGAGGCGTGGATACTAATTTCCGCTGATTCCCTAGCAATCCCAAGTCGAAATCATTAATATTGCTGATTTCAATAGTGGAACCGCCTGCGTCAGGCATTGCGGAAATGTCTGTCATGGGTAAATCGCCACCGATGCGCAAGACTGGACCGGACATTCTATCTTGTATCATAAGCGGATGAGTTTTAAGACATAAACCGCACTCCTCCGATCCGCGGACTCACCGCCGCCACGCCATTAAAAACGCATCCGCCAAATCACTCTTTTTCGTGCGACCCTTGAAAAACGCCAACCACGTCGCCGCACCGGAGCCGTGTTCTGTAAGTAAACGCTCAACCTCGGACTCCGCGGTTTGTTTGCGTTGTTTATAGGCTTCACTTTCCGTTGCAGGTGCAGCCGCCGCTGCATCCACTGCGCCCCGTGTTTTGACACCCGCATGCACAAATTCAATAGTTCCACGCCATCCATACTCTCTCTCCAAGCGATGAGACAGCAATGTAAAAAGAATGATTTGCACCGATTTCATGGTTGGACCCTTCATGACGGGCTGATTTTCAAGACGAATCAGCGACGCCGACGCAAATGTTGGAAGCACAGAATTTAACCAAATATCCATTTTTCGCAAAATGACCTGAAGGGCAACATTACCGGCCTTTTCCGGTTTCCACGGCATGAGATAATGACAACCCAGTGCTTCCAACAATGCCTCCTTCTTTGCTTTTTTCGCGTCAGGAATGGCTTTCTCCAATGCAAGCGCGCGCAATCCTTTCATACCAGATGCGGATGACGGCAATGTTGGAAGTGTAGGTATCCGGGATGCAGTCTTTTTTCGGCGTACACCGGTCGCGCATCCATTGCACCATTTCAATCCTTCGCCCAACCATTTTGCAGCGGCACCACACGCCCCACATTTTTTTGCATCCTGGGCCGACGTTCCGTCTTCCAACAAATCCACATTATCCCATGCTTTCACATTCCATGTTTCCGTTGCATGTTCTATCACACAATATGCGAGATTCCGAATGCCCATATCAAATCCAACATGAATGATTGATGTCGACATTGTTCTATACATTTGGGGTATGAAATCAGTTTAGACCGGTCTAGCGTTTTAGACTGTACGAATAAATTCCCAATGCATATCTTCACATATTTTTTGCCAAATCTTGTCTTGCATATACAACTTTTCACGACTTTTTAGAAGCGGAAAGCAGGGCAAATAATCATCCAATTCAAGCAATTCACAGAATTTATAAAGTACAAATGAATACGACAAGAAATTACTTCGTTTTTTCGGACAATGCTTGACGAAACTGAATTGGATTTCCTTAAACATGAAGCGTAACTTTTCTTCCACTTCGCGCGACAATACGGGTGCAGAAATACCATTCAGGCGATTCAAAATATGCGCTACATGGTCATAACAACGATTGAGTTTGAGTTTTTTAATCACTTCTTTCAATTTGGAGGGTTTTAATTTACCCATATCGGTAATGCGTTCCTTTCGCAATTCCGCGCGAATTTGGTCAAGCACTGCTTGTGAAATTTCGGTTGTTTCCTTCGCTTGGAATTGGGCGAGCCACTCATTCAAATGGTTAATCTTTTTGTATGCATAATAGGACATTTCGCGCGGCGGGTCTTTGTAGGATGGTTTTTCCGAATCCACAAGAATCATATCACGATATCCACAATCTGGACAATCCAAATATGTTTCATTCAAAAACATTTCTGTATTGCATACAGGACATGTTCCATAATCCTCCGTAATACTGCTTGCAATTGCATTTTCATGATGTGCTGAATCTGGATTTAATGCACTTAGATATTGTTCAAGGGCCTTGTCACGTTTGAATCCAATTTCATTCAGAATGACATTTTTCTTGGGTTCGGCTGCGGATTCACTCGTAGTTGGTGTCGCTGGAGTGGGTTCCTCATCTCCTGTATGGCTGGAAAAGTAGGAATACACGCTATTGGCCGGCATACGGCCTTTTTTCATTCCATTGTCCACGGGGGCTTCACCAGCGGCAATACGCTCTTTTGCATCGGCATATGAAAATAAAATATCACCAACACGCAAAAAATAGTCCATTTCATTTTCCCCAGTGGAGACCTTTTCAATCTTGGCTTCCAGTTCCGCAATTTCCTTTTCCAATGTTTGACGGCACGTAAGTGTATGGATGTCATGGGGCGATGAACCCAAAAGAGACGATGAAAATTCCCTGTCGACCTTGGCGAGTTGTTCTTTTTTCTCCGCAAGTTGCTTTTTATATATTTGTAAATTTTCTTTATCTTCATTTAATTTTTGGATATAGTTTTGATGGTAGGATTCAAGAGTTTTTGCATTGTCTATGGTTGGTTTTTTGGGCTGCGGTTTATTGGATTCTTGTGAACGCAACAAATTTTCTAGTGAAAACATGTTATCAGCCATGACTTTGCTAATAAATTATGATGTATTTTGAGGTTTAGATGGATTTGAAGGATTTTGAAAATTTTTAAACGCGCCAGAAAAATTCTCCCGGGTCGGCCAAAATTTTTTTCTCCAGGAAGGATATAAAACAACATGGGCTCTGGCGGTTTGATGCAACTCGTTGCCTACGGCGCACAAGATATCTATCTTACAGGCAATCCTCAAATTACCTCGACATACTGAAGGGGGTTGAAAAGCAGTTGGTGAACACAAACATGGAATAAGTGTTCAATAAAGTCCGTTAGTGGTTCCAATTATACTATACCACAGCTGCTAGTTGGTAATTATACCAGCAACACTATCAAATTGCGGGAACATCCTAAAGTTTTTGCTACCAACCTACACCTGAAAGGGATGTAGGGGCTGAGAACAGAACTCAGAGACGGTAAAAATGTAAAAAATGAAAAGTCATTTGTTTGACTTTGAAATGGACAATCCGCAGCCAAGTTCTAAGGGAACCTACGGTTCCCCTTTAACCTCTCCCTTAGTTTGACGGCCTCAGCCGGCAAAATTAAGGATGGTTATTGGGATCTGAAGATTTCTATGAATGCAGTTCAGAGACTAAATGGTAGTGGGTAAGTGAACATGTGAGTTCTTTTTTGACATTCTTTCTAAAAGGGAGGGGTCAAAGGGGAACCGTAGGTTCCCTTGTCTAAGTTATAGTCCAATCCCTTGGGGTTGGCGGCGTGCGCAAAGCACCCGCCTTAGCCTCCAACCGTAAAGCGGTTGGAGGGCGACGGTCCCCTAAATATCCCGAAAGGGAGGGTAATTTTCCTTGTCTTCAAGGTCGTATACCGTCGCCACACCAACTTCGCCATGGAGGCCATTGAACAGACATTCAATGGTGCCGCCAACTTCGGCAAGAAGGTACAATGCACAATCAGCCGCAACGGCGATCTGATCCACCGTGTGTACCTGCAGGCCACTCTCCCCAAGGTGCTGCTGACAGCCGACGACGGCTCTGGCGCCCAATTCCGCTGGCTCAACTGGGTCGGCCACAATCTGATTAACAACGTCTACATTGAAATCGGTGGCCAACAGATTGATAAGCACTACGGTGACTGGCTCCACATCTGGAACGAACTGACCCAGGAAGCCGGCAAGCAGGCCGGTTACGCCGAGATGGTTGGCAACGTCCCTGAACTTGTCAACCTCCTGGTCCAAGGTGGTGAGGACTGCGATGGTGACTGCGTCTCCAACGCCGAGCCTAACGCCAGTTCTGAGGTCCGCAAGTGCGCCCCTGAGTACACCCTGTACATCCCTCTGCAGTTCTGGTTCTGCCGCAACCCTGGCTTGGCTCTGCCCCTGATTGCCCTCCAGTACCACGAAGTCAAGATCTGGCTCGAGTTCAACGAACTCCGCAACCTCTGCTGGGACTACTCTACTGCCTCCGCCAGCAACCAGCACACCATCCGCGACCGCGTCGCCGCCGCCGGCCTGGTGTCTGCCTCATTGTACGTGGACTACATCTACCTCGACACGGATGAGCGCCGCCGCTTCGCCCAGGTCTCTCACGAGTACCTGATTGAGCAGCTGCAGTTCACTGGTGGCGAATCCGTCACAAGCAGCGCCAACAAGATCAAGCTGAACTTCAACCACCCCACCAAGGAACTCGTGTGGGTTGTCCAGCGTGATTCATTCGTCAGCTGCGACGACGCCGTCGTCAACCCCTGGAAGGGCCAGCAGCCCTTCAACTACTCTGACTGGTGGGACCGCGCCGTGCTGGAATCCGGCTACAGCGTCACCCGCGTCGAGGGTCTTGCCGGCAAGAACCCCGTGGTCACTGCCAAGATCCAGCTGAACGGCCATGACCGATTCTCTGAGCGTGAAGGCAAGTACTTCAACTTGGTCCAGCCTTACCAGCACCACACCAACATCCCCGCCGTCGGCGTGAACGTGTACTCCTTCGCCCTGAAGCCTGAGGAACACCAGCCCAGCGGAACATGCAACTTCTCTCGCATTGACAACGCCACTCTGCAAGTGACTCTGTCCAACAACACTGTTGGCTCTGTCCTCTCTGCACAAGTACGTGTATACGCTATCAATTACAACGTACTAAGGATAATGAGCGGTATGGGGGGTTTGGCCTACTCAAATTAGACACGTGTCCAAAATACTATTGTATTGGTATTCGTTGTTTTTATTCAAACTTATCACTACATTAGTGTTAAGTTTATTATATTTGATAAAGAAACAATGACCGTATTAAAATTGACGGCTTAAATATAACGTGTCGTGTTTGAGCAGACACAATGGATACACTGACAAATATGAGTAGTTTCTGCCGAGGAACAGTGCTTGCAACCAAAAAGCCATGTACGCTTACAGCCACTGAAAATGGATTTTGTAAACGTCATGTTTCACAAATATTTCTGGAAGAAGCCGCATGTAAAGGCAAAGTAGTATGTAGGCATTTTGACAGAGGTTGTAGAAATTTTATCGACGAAGATGATGTCGTCAAAAACATCCGATCGTGTAAAGAATGCAGAACCAAAATTTTAGGAAAGGCAAAGGAATGCGCACATCCGTCATGTACATTTAAAATCAAAGAATCTGATACATACTGTGGAAAACATTATAGAGATTATTATTATGAAAAAGCAAAGAAAGAAGGGATTCGTTATTGCGATATAGAACGTGGGTGTAATTCAGTATTAGAGTCAGATGAATCAAAATGTCACAAATGCAGGGCATTTATGAATGAATGCATTGCAATCGAATTAAAAACACACCGTGATGTACAAGAACTATGTTTGAAATGTAAAACACATACTAAATCAAATGGATACTTTTGCGATGAATGTTGTAATGAAATAACATTTTCGTCAGAATTTGGAAAAAGAAAAATGGTTGATGTTTGGAGGGACTTTTGCAAACAAGCCGCCACACGCGATCATCCAGTAACAATAATCTACGATGAATTTGTTGAACTTGTAATTCAACCATGCTTTTATTGTGGTGTATTTTATGAAAGTAAATACAATGGAATTGACCGATATGATAATACACATGGGTATACGAAAGACAATACACGTCCATGCTGTACTGTATGCAATATCATGAAAAACGATTACGATCCTATATTGTTTTATGAAAAGGTAAAAACAATTGTCGAGTTTCAAACATACGGTACGACAAATATAAACGATTTGGTCAATAAATGGTCAGAATTACAATGTAATCCACCTTATACATTTCAATCGTATAAACATACAGCACTAACAAGACGTAAATTAGAATTTACAATTGAAAAAGAAGATTACGATAAGTTCCGTAACGGACAATGTTATCTGTGTGGATTAACATCATCGGATACACATAAAAATGGAATTGACCGCATTGATAATTCAAAAGGATATATTCTTGATAATTGCCGTTCATGTTGCGGACATTGCAATTGTATGAAATTAGATTTGGATTATAATGTGTTTATTACACACTGTAAACAAATTGTACAATTTAATCGTTGTCGTGAAATAATTGTTTCAACATCGGAAAGTAAAGAACATACATATACAGCAAATGAAATCTATTACATGCTTACTACAAATCAACAAAAACAATATTTAGAATGGGCAAAATGTCATGGAAAGTCTCCAATGTATTTATCCGATATTCAAACAATAGATTTAACCAAATCAAAGGATGATTGTGTGGCCGAAATTAGGCGTTTTATGGAAATGGAACGCACTCGAAATTACAAAATGCATCACAATGATACACCCAAACATTATTCAGCAAATTCTGTCTATGCAATGTTAACAAACAATGAACAATCATCATTTGTGAAATGGTATGAAGAAACATATGGAATGTTATCCAATTCATTTCATGCACAGTTGGACGAAGTTGTTTCCAATCTGAGTGCATTGTCAAAAATGGATGGAGTTGAAGCATGTAGGAAATTTCTAAAAGCAGAAACAAGTCGTCGTAAATCATCAAAATCACATGACTTGAAGCGCTCGGTTCTATCTTCCAAAACTGGTGAACGTTCGTGGAAAGCCAAAGATATTTCAATTGAAACATCCGCATCCACAGAGTCACCTACACCAGCAAATCCTGTAAATGAAATAGTAATTGAATCCGATATATCCATGCCAACTATAGTTCCACTTCAACCGATTTCAGCCAAAGAACCACCATTACCAAAACAATGGAAATCCAATATTATTTATACATTTATCAAAACCAATCAGGGTTCATTATATAAAAAATATTGTGAAGACAATAATGAAATTGCAAATGTCGACGAATGGGAATCAAAGTGGAAAGTATTTGAAGATACCGTGAAGTTGGCCGATTCCTTTGAATCAGTAAAGGAAACTATATCCGCATTTGTCATTGGATTACGGAAATTGCGACATGACAAAATTTTGGAAAAAAGCAAAGTGGATGTGTTAGAACGTACAGATAGAATGATATGGCCAAAGGAGACAATTTTGAAGGCGTGGAAAACTGGAAAAATTCAAAGTTATAAAGAATTTCTGGAAACAACCACATCAAGTGATTTGATTTCAGAACGATGGTCGCGATTTCTTACAACACTTGAATCAAAAACAGAAGATTCTGAACTATTGAAAGTTATTGAAAAATTTCAATCTGCTTTACGAATTGCAAAGTATAGAAACAAAGGAAAAGAAAAATAAACATTGTCATAATTCATTTATATATAAACTCTAAAGTCGTACAAATATGATTTGTTAATATATGTTTAGGGACGTGTACGTTTAAATTGTAAAAACTAAAATAATTATCAAATGTAAAATGGATCAGGTGTTGTTATACTCCTCTGTTGGTAAAAATGAAGAGTATATACAGTTGTTGGAATTATTCTGCGAATCACTATGTGCAACAAATCCATTTGTTGTCAAAAATCTACTTATAATCAGCGATGTAAGTTTTCATAATCGCGTTCATGATATTTTATCAAGATATGCAAATATGAATTATTATATTTTAGATACGCCGGATTCCTTTACTCCCGAACAAGCAAGTATGAATAAACTCAAAATATTTGATTTCCCTCATATACGCAAGTTTCAAATCGCCTTGTATGTGGATTTGGATTGTTTGTTTTTAGGAAATCTAAATTTCATTTTTGAGTCACCCATAGAAGATAATAAATTATATGCTTACGCTGAGCAAGATTCTGTAGAACAAAATAAACAATGTTACTATTGCTTGTCCGACGATTCAGGTAAATATCTGTATTACACACATGAAGACAAGGAATTTTTACAAAAGTATTCCAAATTGCCATTTAATGCCGGTTTGTTTATGTTTCGCATTTCCGATACAATGAAACGTCATTTTGACACATTGAATGAATTCACTCGTTCGCATAAAGGCAAGTTTTTTTATGAACAAAGTTTTATGAATACCTATTTCCATCTGACAAATGTATCTGATACAAGTTTCTTTACTAAACGCAATGTTATGATGCTAAATCGAACCAGTGTGTCGGAAGTTTCCTTGGGTACACATAAAATAGTTCATTTCATTATGACGGGTGCAGGTGTCCCTAGCGTAAAATATGCCGCAATGTCAAATTTCTGGGAAGAGCATAAATCCAAATTCTTACCATCAGGTACAACCATATATTCGTCACGGAAAGAAATGATTGACGCCCTCATTCCTCATTATACATCAGTCCTTGAAATAGGTGTATTTAAAGGTCATTTCTCAGAAGAACTGGCTTCACGAATTCCACAAACACTCCATTTAGTCGATATGTGGGAAGAAAAACCAATGACATCCGGTGACAAGGATGGTAATAATGTAGAAGTAATTCCTGACGCATCCACACTCTTTAAAAGTGTATCACATCGCTTTCGATTCAATAAAAATATTAAACTTCATCGAATGCGTTCCTCGGACTTTTTGAAATTAATGAAACCCAATTCATTGGATATAGTGTATATTGACGGCGACCATTCATACGAAGGCGTGAAAGCCGATTTGGAGGCAGTCTTGCCGTGTATACGGACCCATGGTTGGATCATGGGACACGATTATGAAATGAATATGGAAAAGGCACACAAATATTACGAATTTGGTGTCAAACGAGCGGTGGATGAATTTTGTGCGAAATATAAATATTCAATCCGTGCAAAAGGAATGGATGGATGCGTTAGTTATGCAATCTATATTGACCATAAGTAGGCAAAAAATACTTTAGTTTCTGTTTTCAATGGAATACCGTCAACATTTTAATTTAAGCACACCTAGTCGGTGTGCTTAAATTAAAATTTATGACGGCTGTGCCTTCAAAATCCTAATCTAGAACACCCGTAAGGGTGTTCTAGATTAGGATTTTGACGGTATTACAATCTAATCCAATTCTAATTTTCTTAAACTTCGAATTGGAATCTAATCCCTGTTTTTATCCCTGTTTTTATCCCTGTTTTTATCCTTGCTTTGCCCACATCCTGCACAACTACAAACAGTTGTAGCCTCTTGTACTGGTGGTTGTGCGTGCCGTATATACAATTCATTTTTGTTGTTTCGAATTTCAATGCTTTCCAACACATTGCTGTTCTTTTCATAAAATCTACATTGAAAGGCCATACGGTCGCTTGCATAATCTGACCATTCACAGTCCCTGAAATTCTTGACAAGTTCAGTATCCGCCTGAACTCCATTTCCAGAATATTCAAAGATGACCAGATTATCCAATGAAAGATAATCAATGGGTTTCTCATAGCCAATGATTTTGGCCACTCCGTTCACAATATTTTGGTCGGATTGGATATACCAACGACCAGCGTATTCGCACACGGCTTGACGCGACGAGCGCATCCAGTACACCGCCAAAATGTCATCATCAGGTACATTAATTTGCGCAAGTTGTTCCAATTCACCAGCACGAAATGCAGGTGCAGGAATAGGAATGGTGTAAGGAGTGTAGGTCGTGAATTTGGAAGCCATGGTGTGAAATCAAACGCCAATATGTCTATATCCCTCACGACAGAAGAATTCTATGCTGTCAAATTTTTTGCCAGGTCGGTCTATTATTTGCCCAAAATGGTTTTTCCAAGAATATACATGACAATTGCATTAACAATCCAACACCACATCGAACCCCACGTATTGTATTGCCAATAGGTGTATAAACTCACTGCAAGTGTGACTGCACCCAATCCAACAACGTCATATAATTTATTCATCCATAAAGGTACAAATAGGAAAAACAAATAGACAATTAAGGAAAAATAATATTGTGGATGACTTTGATCCATCCAGTTCCAAGATAAATGACCGTTTGCTGCACGCGTCATACTATAATCCGTTTTCCGTTGGAAAAATTGTCCAAAAACAGACAACAAACCATAGACCAGCAACATTCCATTTCGGACGACACCATTCGGTAGAGTCAAAATGGATGCAATTGGTTGTATCCATAATAATGATGATGCGGCTATACTTGATGCGTAATTGACTGTTTTATTATCATAAAATGTCCAGACAATATATTCAATAAATTGCATCAACGCAATCGTAAAACAAAAAAAGGCGAATGGGAGCGACATTCCATTTTGAACACCGACTATGATTCCAACAATTCCAAACAGAAATGTTTGAAGGGATATATCTGCATTCATACACATCTTTACCTAATTCGTTCCTAGAAAATATCTGGAACAAACATGATTCAACACACATTTCAAAGAAAAATTGATAGCCGAAATGGATATTAATGAACCTGTGCCGAGTGTAATTCGTAACTGTGATTTCCAACAATTCTTTCCATTTCCACATTTCTTTCTTCCACATTTCTTTCACAAAATGGTGCATGCTATGACGTCCAACAATAATTATTGCTCGCTGCGCGAGTCAGTTGCCTATGCATCCAATCCTGATGTGAAACTTGTCTATTTTACAGAAAAAGGTCTGAATTTGTTGGAAGCATTTCCTGATATTGCACTTATTGAACACGCCATGCGACGTGGATATTCTTGGGATAATATTGTTGAACGACTGAATGACGAACCGCTACTCACCAGTGCTAAGAAGCGTGTATGTATTGTACGGACAACTGAATCTGAACTAGTTGCCAACCACACTACCCAATTGTTAGCGCGCATTGAGGCACTTCCAACATCCGAATGGTCAATTGGCCGCATTGCAGATATGATTGTCCAATATATGGTCGAGCATCGCATTTCGGATTTTCAAGTATCCAATGCCATTTGCTCAATTGTTGGAAGTAAACTGCCGCCACCACCACCGCCGCCGGCTATAGATCATGGGTCGAATCTTGTGGGTCGAATCGCAGCACTCCATGGGTCGAAAATCACACAAGATGCATGTGCCGACATGATTATAGACTATATGATTGAACATAATATCACCAGTTATGAATTCGCAGATCAAATGTGTGAAGTATTGGTCAACAAAGGAATGGTTAATCGGTTGGTTACTAACATTGAAGAAGACGATATTAGTATGGACGATTCGTCGACTGTTTGCGAGGATGAGATTAATGACAACCAATCCAATACATCCCATCTAAGTACTGTGTCTGCATGGCTGATTACATCCTTTGATTCGGTATGTACATCGATTCAAGAATTAACACTTGATATACTTCCAATTCCGTCAAATATGGATTGGGTAATTATGGATTAAATTATTACAACAAAAAAATAAATGAATGAAAAATATGGAAAATAAAAATTAATGTGTCCATATTTTTCATTGTTGCAGATTCGTGATCCATATCTGGTTTCAAGGCATTAATTTCCAATATTTCGGCCACAAGAATGCCGCCGTTTGTGCATCACTGTCCATAACATGTGCGGCCGTAATCGGAAAGTTAGCAACAAGCGGTGCAGGAGGCACCGACATCCAAAATCCCCATGAACCCTGGAAGGACGGAATGACTGTATGATATGGAAATCCCTTTCCGAGTCCCGCTGTATTAGTCATCCAATGGATTCCGTCCAGTTCTCCCGGTCGAATAGGACCGCAATGAGATACAAGCGCATAGGGTCCGCATAAATGGGCGCGAACCTGTGCCATAAATTCATGTCCGTAAAGCGCGTATGAACCATAATCATCCAAATCACTCACTTTCAATTCGTCACAGTCCGGATCAGGAAGATCCAGAATAATCACGTCATAGCACGACTCGTCGCGTGCAAAGAACGACCTTATATCCTCGGAGTGATAGGTCAGACGCGGGTCATTGTATACCGAGTCGTCCGCCCAACCCAGGTGCCGACGACACAGTTCAACAAGACCGCCATCAATGTCAACCCAAACAACTTCTCTCACAGATTCCGCAGGCCATTTCAGAACTTCGCGTGCCGTTGCGCCTTCTCCGCCGCCCACAATCAGAACGCGTTTTCCAGAAACACCCGCCGTCGCATTCAAAACGGGATGAACCAGATGTGTGTGGTACAAGGCTTCATCCGATTCCGCCGACTGAATTTCCTTGTCCAGAAATAACACTTTTCCATACACGGGTGAATTCGCAATTACAATTTCATCACAAAAGGCTGAGCGACCCGCCCAAATACAGTCTTTTACTTTATAGAGTGTAATGTTGTCCGCCGATACTGCATTTTCGACGTAGACTCCATCTTGAAGGGAGTGAATTAATTCAGTATTGACTTCCATAATTGAATCCATAATTGCCTACGCATCCATAATTCAAAAATACATGCGTCATTTTTTCATCAGGCAGGTCCTAGCACGCATGAATATTCATGATTTCGTCCACAGTTGGCATGGGTGGCGGATGTTGTGCCGCATTGAAATGTTTGCGACACAATGGAGCGTATTTTTCATCGGCACCCACACACGGCCGCCCATCATTTGCCGCTAGAATGGCATCGTCTCGCATCGCAAACGAAAAGATGGCCGGTGTTCCATCGCGACATGATTTGCACATGGCCGTCAACTTGGTCACACGATCGCAGTGTGGAATCAGGTCCAGGACACGTCCAAAGGGGCGACGTTCGGCGTCCCCGTCCAAGCCCACAACGACAACATGTTTCATGTCTTTATCCACGGCCTGAAGGACAAACGGGACAAGGTCGCTAAAGAATTGAGATTCTTCAATGACGACCAGACGACTTTGTTTGTAGTCCAGCATTTCCAACAATGGTCTGAGTGTATCTGTAGCAAAGGCAGGCATCATTACTTTATCATGATTTACAATTGCAGGTTCTGTGGAATACCGTGTATCCATAGAATGTGTGACGACAAAGACATTCCATCCAAGGGCGCGATGGCGGCGAATAATGCTTTGAATCGCGGAGGACTTTCCTGCAAACATGGGACCAATTAGTAGTTCAAGGCTCATAGTATACGATATATGTATATAGAAACGATTTGTGTGTGTTAATCACTATAGAGTTGGCGTTTCATGGAGTCAATTTTCTTGCGGAACGGATCAAGAAAAAAATGAAAACGCATCCGTTCGCCTAAAAGAACCTCTCAGAAAAAAGAAGAGACAATGCCGCTGCTTCAACATTCCACGGATATCGAGTCGGTGGTGGGGATCCAGTTTGGCGTGTTTAAGCCAGACGATATTATTAAGCGGTCCGTATGTGAAATCCTATACGCAGACACAAAAGATGGCAAGTTGAATGGCCTCTTTGACCCGCGTATGGGTGTGTTGGAAAATGGCAAGGTATGTCGGTCATGCGGCCAGAACAACCACAACTGCCCCGGACACTTCGGTCACTTTGTCTTGGCCCGGCCCGTGTATTACACTCAATTCTTCAAAACCGTCATGAAAGTACTGCGATGTGTCTGTTTCAAGTGCAGCAAACTCCTGATTGACAAGGAAAAGAATGCGCACATGATGCGTTACAAGGGCGAGGCACGATGGAAAATGGCATATGAATTGGCTTCGCAAATCAAACGCTGTGGTCAAGACACCGAGGACGGTTGTGGTTCCCTTCAACCTTCGAAATTCGTGGAGGAACCCGTCCACCGTATCTTTGCGGAATGGGTGATGGACCGCCCTGAAGGCGAACTTCCTGAAAACGCAGTGGATGTCGGCAGCAATCAAATGAAAGTCACGCTTCCATTGGAACCTGAATATGTACATCGTCTTCTACGCCGGATTACCGATGAAGACTCTGAATTTATGGGGTTCAGTCGTCATTGGTGCCGCCCCGATTGGTTGATGTGCAGCGTGCTGCCTATTCCGCCGCCGCAGGTTCGTCCATCGGTTATGCAGGACAACAATCAGCGTTCCGAGGACGACTTGACCAGCAAATTGATTGAAATTATCAAGGCCAATAACACGCTCAAGAAGAAGATTACGGATGACCCACGGAAGCGGTTTATTGATGAATACACAAACCTGCTTCAATACCACGTGGCGACCCTGATTGACAATAATATTCCTGGTGTGTCTCCCGCAGCCCAGCGGTCCGGTCGTCTGCTGAAATCCCTCCAGCAGCGTCTGGGGTCCAAGGAGGGCCGCATTCGTAGCAATCTGCAAGGCAAGCGTGTGGAGTACAGCGCCCGTTCAGTGATTACACCGGATCCGAATATTTCAGTGGGTGAACTGGGCGTGCCGCTCAAGATTGCGACCAATCTGACGTATCCTGAGCGTGTGACCAAGTTCAATATTGGGAAACTGTACAAACTCATTCAGAACGGTCCGGATGCGTATCCTGGCGCCAAGACGATTCAGCGCGCGGATGGGCGGACAATTAGTTTGAAACATGTGAATACAAAGTCTATTGAGTTGTATGAAGGTGATGTTGTGAATAGGCATCTGATGGACGGTGACGTCGTGTTGTTTAACAGACAGCCGTCGCTTCATAGGATGTCAATGATGGCGCACGTTGCAAAGATTCTGCCGTATAATACGTTTCGGTTGAATGTATTTGTAACAGCTCCGTACAATGCTGACGGAAAATTTAATCCATCAAAGTCAGCAACAGGCGGCTGCCAGTAGAGTTGAAGTGTAAACTCTACTGAAAAAACAGTGTAAACACTTCCGGTGGTTCTGCTAAAAAGAATCAGCGATATAACCGTCTAGTTGTAAGGAGTGGTTACGACCACTCGTACAGCGAGACCACCAAACTCAGGGAAACCCCTAAAGCCTATGAATACCAAGGTAGTGATGAAAATCATTACTGGCCGCGGAGAAACACCGCAACGGGTATGGTGACAATGTCATAGGATTCGAGTCAAATTATTTGACAAGAAATGGGCAATCCTGACCCAAGCCCCTCTGATGTAAATCGTGGGGAAGGAGCAACGACTTGATGGTGGTCGGTTCCGTGTTACTACATGGGGCATAAGGTAAAGTCTACTCCGTGGCGAAAGTTACGGCATGCGACAATGAAACGATCTATCGGTTTGATGGTGATAGATCTTGTCGCCAACAGGTGGTCGCCTTCTAAGTTGTGGGAACACTTAGTAGGACTAACGATGTAAGTCCCATACAATTGTGTGCTAGAAGAGGCATATAGTTGGATATAACCATCTAGTGTTGTGAAGTTTAACAAAAAAATGAATGGAATACTCAAAGGCTCTGACCAAGCAATAATGACCTCTGACATAGATACAACCTATCAAGATAAGATTCTTGATTCAAATGAGGGTGTATTTGGAATTATATACGAAATGATAAATAAATATACTGGTATGAAATATGTTGGACAGACTGTTAGTCACAGGAAGAACAAGGCTAAATTTAGACCATTTGGTATTATAGGACGCTTTAAGGATCATATAAGTGAGGCCCTGAATAATACCAAAAAGAAGCAATGTAGTTATCTAAACAATGCTATACGAAAATATGGTTCTGAATCCTTTTCTGTGACAACTTTGGAAACATGTTTAATATCCGAATTAAATGAACGTGAACAGCATTATATTAAAGAACATAATACTTTATTTCCAGATGGATATAATCTTACAAAAGGTGGAAAAACAACTTATGAAATTAGTTGTTTAGAAAAGTCAGAAATTAAAACACCAAAAAAACGTGGAGGGTGTATTATGAGAAGCGAAGAAACAAGAGCAAAGATGAAAGAACGTGCGAAAGAATACGTTGATGCAAAATTTCGTACAACTAAATCGTCTCTGGCTAAATCTCAGCATAATGCCCTAAAATTCGAACGTTTCAAAGATTGTAAGGTCGACTTAACTAATCTCGAAAGTTATATTCGAAAAAAAGGAAAAACAATTATTGTGATTATTGACGGAATACGTGCTGGATTCACAAGTAAACATGAAACAATAGAACAGGTCAAAGAAAGAGCAAAAACATTCATTAAAGAACTTCACAATGCAACGCTATCAAATTGCGGGGAACCCGTAAAGCACGAATGACCAAGTAAGGGCAGGAAACTCCTTTATGGCTCCAGAGAAATACTGGAGGTAGGGTAAAACTATTCGTGATGAGCCATACATAATACATGGCGAAATTGGCAATCCGCAGCTAAGTCCTAACCAGTCCGTTGACTGTATGGAGCGAGTTCAGAGATCAGACGGTAGCGGGTCTTGGCGTAAGCCTTGGCTCAAGGTATGATCCACTCCCATAGGAAACTTTGGGTATACTTTTAAGATTTACTATAGCATTTATATAGTAAAGTCTAAAAAGGGAGATGAATCTTCATGCTCCCCAATCCGTGGAAGCCGCCACGGAATTGCGGGAAATCGCAGCCGTCCCGCTGCAAATCGTATCGCCCCGTGAATCCGTACCGATTGTGTCGGTCGTACAGGATACACTGGTCGGTGCCAACCGCTTCGCGCGGTCCGAAACACTCTTTACAAAAAAGGAGGCCATGAACCTCCTGGTCCATGCAAAATCCTGGGACGGCACTCTGCCCCCACCGGCGACCGTGGACCCTCAGCCGCTTTGGAGCGGCCAACAACTCCTGAGTTGTCTTCTTCCTCCAGTCACACTCAGTATGAAAAACAATTCCGACCAAGTCGTGGAAATTTATCAAGGTAAAATCAATCCGACCGTTCTTGAAAACGGCGAAGAAAAGCCCAACGGTCGTCTGGACAAGAAAGTATTTAGCAAACAACTCCTTCACATTATTTACAATGATTACGGACCGGATGTGACTGTGAATTTCCTGGACAGCCTACAGGCTATGATTGCGAATTTTCTCATGAATAACGGTTTCAGTGTCGGTATTAGCGACTTGATTGCAGATGACGAAACCATGGGCGAAATCCGCGAGGCCATGAAGAAACTCACCAATTCCATTGAAACCCAAATTCTCCAAATTCACACAGGCTTGTTTGAAAACACAAGTGGTCGTAGCAATCAGGAGGAATTCGAGGGCAAGGTGATGGGAACATTGAACAAGGCCGTCGGTGATGCCGGTAAGATTGGTCTCAAGTCGCTGGCCGATACCAACCGCATGACCAACATGGTCAAGGCGGGCAGCAAGGGTTCGGATGTAAACGTTTCGCAGATGATTGCAGTATTGGGCCAACAGGCCATTGAAGGCAAGCGCGTACCCAATGGTTTCCAACATCGTACACTGCCCCATTTCAAGCGTTTTGATGATAGTGCGCGTGCGCGTGGTTTTATTGCGTCGTCATATATTACAGGTCTTCAGCCCGATGAATTCTTCTTCCACGCGATGTCGGGTCGTGAGGGTTTGATTGATACTGCTGTTAAAACCGCCGATACTGGATATATGCAGCGCCGTATTCGTGTCGCGCTAGAAGACCTAATAACACAACACGACGGCAGCGTCCGCGACACCACCGGCGGCGTTCTGCAACTTTCATATGGCGAAGACGGCATCAATGCGACGAAACTGGAAGAGCAGCGTCTACCCATTGACAGTTGGGACGACGCAAAACTCGCCGAGCATTATGCAGCCGAGGGAGCCGCTGGTGCCGCTGCCTACCTGGATGCAGCCAAGAATGACCGACGCATTCTTGTCGAAAAGGTCTGCGGTGGTCGCCCCAACCCAATGGTCCGCGCACCGGTCCATATGGAACGCATGATATTCCGTATCCGTGACCAATTCGGACTCGCCCGTGACGCAGGCACAGTGACAGCGGAACAAGTGTTGGAAGCACAGACCGCCATTCTTCGTCGCACACATATCAACAATCATGTGTGGGCTGCACTTGTCCGTCACTACATGGCGCCGAAACTTATGAGACGCCATGGGTTTACAAAGGATGCGATGGATGCATTGGTGGAGCAGATTGTCGTGAAACATTGGCGTGCGTGGGTTGAACCTGGTCAGCCTGTGGGTGTACTTGCCGCACAGTCGATTGGTGAGCCTGCGACGCAAATGACGCTCAACTCTGTGGATTGGCATACTGAAATCATGATTGCACGCGATGGCAAGTTCTGGGCGCCCAAGATTGGCGAATTCATTGACAACTACATGGCGAATTGTGAGAAGTCCAAGATTCAACATCTTCCTAATGACCAACTCTACGTTCCCCTGGACGACGGTCATGAATGGTCAGCCGTTTCATGCGATGAGAACGGAAAGATGATGTGGACTAAACTTGAAGCCATTACCAAACATCCTGTTATTAACGAAGATGGAACAAATACAATTCTGGAAGTTACAACGGAAAGTGGGCGCACTGTGCGTGCAACCAAGGCACGTTCCTTCCTTATCCATCGAGACGGCAAGATAGTGGATATTAATGGCTCGGATCTCCGTGTTGGTGATGAATTGCCGGTTGCAAATACATTGGCTATTGATAGTCTTGGTACTGTATATGAACTCGCTTTGAAGACTATTCTTCCTCCAACAGAATATCTATATGGGGATGAAATTGCTAAGGCGCTTGCAGCATTGAATGCCGCCGATGAAGCAGGAGTTCGCCATTGGTTCAGCCATGCAAACGGCAAAAACTTTACAGTTCCATATTCCCGTAGTGATGGATTCCGTGAGGCGTTTGTGAATGGACATAATAGTCGTGGAGCGACCTTCAAATCTGATTGTGTATACCCGAAATCAACACGTTCCTGTACATCTCACATTCCTTCCGTGATTCCTCTGAGTCGCGAATTTGGTTTCTTTGTGGGTGCCTATCTTGCCGAAGGTTCCTCAAGTGCAACTCAGATACATATCACAAATAATGATAATGAATATCTGGAACCTATTCGCGGACTGTTGGATGCATGGAGTGTTGGACATCACACAGTGTCTGAAGATAGGCTGTGTAAAAAGACAGAAATTCGTGGACATACACAGAGTCTGATTGTGCATTCCACAATCATTTCCTCTCTTTTCCGAAAATTATTTGGCGAGAAGAGTTATGTCAAGACAATTCCTGATTGGGTGTTGCAAGCGCCTGATACATTTGTTCATGGTCTCATTGATGGGTATTTTAGCGGTGATGGTTGCGTGCAAACCGATGGTACTATTTATGCAAGTTCTGTATCCGAATCATTGTTAGTACGTATGGGAGTGCTGCTATCACGTTATGGCATCTTTACAACGCATTCATCGTATATGCCAGATTTACGCAAGTTTAAATCCGTTTCTCGTTGTTACAAACTTTATATTCCTCAAAAATACTCTCAAGTCTTTGCATCGACGTTCACATTGATTCTTGCAAGAAAACAGGAACGGTTGAACATGATTCGTGAACGCAAAGATACAGCACGCTGCTATAAGGTTGAATTCGCGGATATGATTTTGGACCGTGTAAAAACAATCACAGAGGTCCAACCCTTTGGGGACCGAGTTTACGACGTAACTGTGGAGAAAACCCGTAACTTTACAGTACTAAATCAACTAGTAGTTCGGGATACATTTCATTTAGCCGGCGTAGCCGCCAAGTCCAACATGACGCGAGGCGTACCCCGCTTGAAGGAACTCCTTACCGCAACAAAAAATCCCAAGGCGGTTGAATTGACAATTCCACTCCGTCGTGACCTTCGCGACAAGAAGGAGGAAGCACGCCGCGTGGCGCAGCAACTGGAATTCACGCTTCTCCAGGACCTTGTCACAACCGCCCGCATCTACTTTGACCCGTACGACGAGTCCACAATGGTGACGGCGGACCAAGAATGGATGGCGTACCAACGCGCGTTTGAAGCCCAGGAACCCGCCGAGGACCAACTGAGTCGTTCACCTTGGTTGTTGCGTATTGAACTTGACCGTGAGCGCATGTTTGCTAAAAACATTACCATGGACGACATTGCATTTATTCTGAATTCCGCGGCAGAAAACGGCGGTCATAGCGCAGGTCTTCACATGCTGTACACGGATTACAATGCAACCCAATTGGTCTTCCGTATGCGTCTGAATTCAGCCGATCCCACGGCCGTCAAGAAGGGCAAGGCCGCGAAAGCCTACGTCGACGACCTGGAGCAACTCAAGATTATTCAAAACAAGATTCTTGCCAACACGGCGATTCGTGGCGTGGCCGGTCTTCGTTCCGTCAACTACCAAAAGAATACGGACCTGTTTGAATTAGAGGGCGATCGGTACAAACGTGTGGAGCAGTATATTCTGGTCAGTGACGGCAGCAATTTCCTGGAAGTGCTGACACATCCTGATGTCGACCCCACGCGTATTGTTAGCAGCAGCGTCCATGATATGCTCGAGAACCTGGGCATTGAAGCCACACGCGCAACATTATTCAAGGAAATCACATCCTTGTTTGCGGAATCCGGTACCAATGTGAACTACCGACACGTCTGCATTTTGGTCGACCGCATGTGTCACAAGGGCCGCTTGATGAGTGTGGACCGCTACGGTATCAACAAGAACGATATTGGACCGCTGGCCAAGATGTCCTTTGAACAGACCGAAGACATTGCATTGCGTGCAGCCCAATTTGGCGAGCGCGACCCAGTCCAGGGCGTGAGCGCCAAAGTCATGCTTGGCGCACCGATTCGTGCAGGTACAGCCTTCACTGACCTCTTGTTTGACGAACAGGCTGCCGTGAAACTCGCCAAGTCCACGCCAGAACAAATTGTCAAGCCGGTGCGCAAACTGGTCATTACCTCGGACGAGATGAACGTTGTGACGTACGGCGACGACACGGATCGCGGTGAATGTGGAACCATTGTGGATGCAATGCGCAGCAACATTAGTTTACCACCCAATAAACTCACCACGGTTGCCGAGGAACCCGATGCCGAAGTGGACTTGTTGATTGTGGACGAGTAAACTCGCGTTCAAGCGCCATAACGGCGCACATTTTTTAGTGTTGCGGCAGGGTCGTGACGACGTCTAAACCGATACAAACACATGTGAGTAGACATGAAAGTTCTAGTCACAGGTGGATGTGGATATATTGGGTCCCATACAATTGTCGATTTTCTTGAACAGGGACACGATGTGATTTGCGTTGACAATTGTTCTCGTAGTTCTGTTCAAGTCCTAGATGATATTTGGAAATATACAGGGAAAAAAACCGCTTTTTACAAACTAGACTTGAACAATTTGCCCGATGTTCGTAAAGTGTTTGAAGAAAATACAGATATATGTGGCGTCATTCATTTTGCCGCATATAAGGCTGTGGGTGAATCGGTCGCCAATCCATTACTGTATTATCAAAATAACCTGCAATCGCTACTGAATGTGTTGAGTTGTTGTGAGGAATTCAGTATTTCAAACATTGTATTCTCGTCATCTTGCACTGTATATGGTCAACCCGATAGTATTCCTGTGACGGAATCCACACCTCTCAAACTGCCGGAATCGCCGTACGGAGCCACAAAACAAATGTGTGAACAAATACTCCGTGATTTTGTACGGCGTCCAGGAAACATTCAGTCGGTCTGTCTTTTACGCTATTTCAATCCGGCAGGCGCACACCCAAGTGGTTGCATTGGGGAACGGCCACTTGGACCACCACAGAATTTGGTGCCTTTGATTGTGGAAGCGGCAGCGGGCAAACGACCTGCATTAACCGTATATGGGACCGATTATCCGACGCGTGACGGGACATGTATTCGCGATTATATCCATGTTTGTGATATAGCATCCGCTCATCGTCTTGCGTTGGAATACATTCAAACCCAAACGCAAGATATCCATGTATTCAACTTAGGAGCCGGTAAAGGTATTTCCGTGTTGGAAGCCATTCACGCATTTGAATCTGCAACTGGCGTCTCTGTACCGCATACATTGGTCTCGCGACGTCCTGGCGATGTATGTGCAATTTATGCTGATAATTCCTTGGCACAATCAACGCTAGGATGGATGCCGCACTATGATTTAGAGACCATTATGAAAACAGCATGGGACTTTTATTGTCTGCAGGACCCATAATCCAAGCGTTTTTTTTTCATTTACGTCCATAGATGGAGTTAGGGTTCCACACATTCCCATCAGGGAAGCAGTATGCCTATGTAAAACCAAAAGACGCCCCCGGTCCCATTTTTCTGCGCAATATATTGTTTCTAACACCTGGTAATGATAGACATACTATTGCAATCGTTTGTGAAATGGGGTCGCACGGCGGTGCGGGAACATGGGAACCCCCAAAGGGACAGATGGAATGGAAAGAATTTGCCGATGCACGATTCAAAACCGGCACGCACATAGCGCCCACGGAATTGTTCAAATATATGCGTCGCGGCGCGCTTCGTGAAATGACGGAGGAAGCCAAATTGTTGCCGTCGGAAATTGCCGGATTGCAACGCCTCCCTATTCAGTACAAACAGGCGTGGCCCGAATCCAAAATCGCCGGTGCCGCGTTTATGTACCAATTCTGGCATGCGACATTGAAACCTGGAGCCATGTATGAAGCACAAAAACGTCTAAACGCCCTGGTGGCGAATCCAGATTGGGTCAAAATTCTACCGCCAGATATGTGTGAAAAACAGGCCATCCAATGGTGGCATCCGAAACGCAACGACATTAGACTTATTCGCGGCGCATTTTCCAATACAATGACGCAAATGTATTTTGCGTTTTTGGAATCCCGTAAACCTTGATGGATGACTGAAACCTAAAGTAATTCAATAGTATTTATTCAATACAAATGGATACTATTGAAAAACAAATATATTCTTTAATTGATTTATCGCGGAAACCAAACCAGGATGTAAAAAATATATGTATTCAGATTCAAAACTGTATTGACACGGGTGTGCATGTTCATTATAGATTTTTGCGGGAGGCATTGCAATTTATGTGTCCGTTGGAAATTATATCCCTTTTATACAACAATAACAAAGATGCAATTCATTTTTCTGAAGGAGAGATAACAGTGTTTAATCTTTCCGACACACGAAATATTACATTTGAATACAATTTTGAATTTTTTTTATCCGAACGTTTTGGTGAATATTTTAGATTTATGTTAGATAAACAAATTGAATATATGGAATATGTATTGAAATGTTTGGAAATATTCCAAATGAAGGAATCCGATATTGATTGGGATGTAAGTTTGAAATCTGGATATCTTTATTAGGAGATATATGAGTGATTTGGCAAGTCATGAACGTATATTTACAGTTTTGAATTATGATTTTATGTTGAATGAATTTTTGTGGCGTTCTGATCCATCCATTGGTGTTTTACAGTATCAAGTAACTCAATTGTTACAATCCAATTATTATAACAATATCAAGGCATTTACTAACATAACTTCCGGAGGTGTTTTCATAAATGTATTTCAAAATTCTAATAAATTGTGGCATATGTCATTTCATTTACATCATCAACCGCAATTGGCAACCAAACTGCCTGGTGCAATTCATATACCGTCAACATTTTAATTTAAGCACACCTGGTCGGTGTGCTTAAATTAAAATTTATGACGGCAGTGCCTTCATAATCCTAATCTAGAACACCCGTAAGGGTGTTCTTAAATTAGGATTTTGACGGTACAAAACAATACAAATAAACCAACAAAAACATATGAAATAACATCATTAATTGAGGTAAATTCGATATGCAATACTCAATTAAATCACATTCGATTCAATCGTGGTTTTATACATACAACAAATCCAACATATTCAATGTGTGCAGTTGTTAATGATACAATTAATTTAGTATTAGGATTTTTAAGAAATTATTTTAGTCAGCCATTAAATCCATTGTCGCTATATCATAATTTATCGGGAAATCAACAATACGTACACCCAATGTTGATGTCAATCATACGAACACGACAACAGACTATATATCGGTCAGGCCTAACTTCGCATTTAGCAGGCGGTGGGAAATATAAAGGATTAAAAACATTAAAACGCAAGAAACAATATGGAAAATGCAATGGAAAATATGATGAAAATGATAACAGAAAGACCGGAGGAAGTGAAAAAACTTATGGAAGAACAAAGACAAATGCAATTGCAAATGGAATTGGAAAAAAAACTCGTTGTAACCACCAGCACAAGAAAAACATGCCAATTGATTAATCTGATTGCGACATGTAAAGGAATTGATGTTTCAGAGGATCTGGAAATGTTACTGTGTACAGGTGCCGACTGTTCAGCACAATTTCCACAAAGTTACGAAAATGGAACAGATTGTGATAATGATACATATGATGATTTTATAATCAATGAAAATTATGTGTTTCGGAATCAAGGTCAATATATGCATTATCCAATTACCTGGGCGTTATTGCATCATTGTCATGAAAACACTCTGGCGGTTATTTACAAATATACATTACTGCATTCGCAAAAAGATGCGATTTTGGAGAAATTGCATAGATATATTGTAGGTCAATATAGGGAATTATATAAACACCCCTATTTTATAGCGCGCTCAAACATTGAAGGCACCTATCATCATAAACTCAAACAAAAAGTGGATACATATTTGGAACTATTAGAACTAACCCCATCCATTTTTGACTCTGCGCAGCCCGAAGTAAAAAAGTAAGCAGTTTTAGTGATATGCAATTTGGAACGCACATGACTAAAAAAACGACAGGTTTTAAGACATGCGTCTGAATCCCAGTATGGAGTTCATAATTCAAAACTGGGGTACCGGTGGACCGTCCACCACACCACTTGTTCCCAACACGGGAACAATGGCCAAATTGCCGCGTGTGATTTATTCGCCGGAAACACGCGCACTTCAAATTTGTAAAAGCGAGATTGATGATTCCTACAAAGAAGGAAAATGGGACGATTATAAAAAAATCACAAATCCATATGAATACGTCTTCTTGTCATGGAATCGGCGGTCATCGCGGTCAGTCACTACGCGATTTCCGCTATCCCGATCCTATTTCAAGATGGTGGAACTATGGGATACTATGAATCTCAATACCTATTTGAAGCCATTGATTGAGCGGGATGGCGGTGTTATTTCAAGTCATGCTGCCGAAGGACCTGGAGGGTTTATTGAGGCGATTCGAGTTCGCACAGATGCAAACGGTTGGGTATGCAGGGGCGCATCGGCAATCACACTTCGTTCCGATGCGCGGAATGTTCCAGGATGGCGCAAGGCCGTACGATTTCTTCAATTAAATCCACAAATCCAGATTCATGATGGGGCCGACGGAACTGGAAACATCTTGCTGCGGGCCAATCAAGACGCCTTTGTGCATGCAACGCGCACCCGATTTCCCAAAGGGACACATATATATACAGCCGACGGTGGATTTGATTTCAGCAGCGATTTCAACGCGCAGGAGGATTCCGTATTCCCGCTTTTATTAGCCGAAACACTTCTTGGACTTCAAACATTGGGCAAGGGTGGTTGTTTGGTCATTAAATGTTTTGATACGACCGAGCAGCCGACTCTGGATTTATTGTGGCTGTTGACTCGCGCCTTTGCACAATGGGGAATCTGCAAACCGCAAACAAGTCGTGCAGGGAACGCAGAACGGTATTTGATTGGACGCGGATTTCTTGACGACGCGGGGGATATTATTGAATTACTGAAAAAGTACCAGGCCGCGGGGCAGTTTGAACTTCCTATTCTTCAGCAGCCCATAACCAATCCTGAATACAAAACAATGCTCCAAGTCTGTATGAATGTACAGGAGCAGATTGAGCATCTTGAATTGACGGTGATTCGGGATACATTGGACCTGATTCGGTACAGCAATCCAAGCACAATTAAACGATTGGTACGCGGCAATGTAGTGCGGTCCATTCAATGGTGTCAGACACATGGCGAGCCAATTAGTTCAATTTGGATGTCGGATTTGGAACGTATTTTGTGCAAAGAAACAAGCGACTTGCTCAGTATTCTTCATCACCCAACAGCATCGGACGTGTTGTTTTCATCGTCTGTTTCCCATTTCCATAAATTTTCAACACCGTCGTCAAATATATTAACATTTGAAGGATTTCGAAAACCGGTTGGCCTGGATACCTCGCCCACACCCACGTCCGTATTCACATTCACATAGGGTTTACGACTTGGGCTGCATAAGACGATTTCGAGCGGCCTCGGCTAGACGCCTGCGCTGAACAACCTGATCTTCTTGTGGTAACGAAGGCAGTTCTGAAGAAGCCAAAGGCTCAGCGGACGTGGCCGCCGCTTCAGAATGAGCAGCATCAGCAGCAGTGACGACCGATGTAGCAGGTTCAGGAATAGGCATATCCAACGGCGGCATCAATTGAAGTGTCAATTCACAATTGCGAATGGCCAGGGGTGCATCATTTGTAGGCAACAATGAAAGAATTGTACATGTCATACTTTGTTCACCGACCCACAAGTCCAAAGTTTGTCCAGGCGAAAGAACAGAGTACTGTTCAAATCCATCACGCAACACGTCAAGCGGGTCGCCTGTGACACGGAGATGGTCCGATGTATGTGGCTGCAGAACAATCCCCGTACACAAGGATGGCGATACACGCGTCATGGTGACCTCCTCCGTATCAAATTCTAGAGCATGATGCATCCATTGTGGTACATAGAGGTCGTCAGGCTCTCCATAATGAATACCAAAGACACAACCAATTACGGATTGGTCCAGTCGATTCATAAGCCGAACCAGGGATACTGTTTCGGCTTCTGAATGAATCCATTGCGAGAAAATCGTGTGATGAACCCAAATGCGGTCGCTGCAATTGTGCCGCGCAACGGCGGCGTCGTCGAGTGTATCCAGGTAAAGAAAAGGATGAATTCGCATGGTAAGAATAATTGCCTATGTGTTCCAACATGTGCAGCGGCGGGTCGCATCAATTTTTGCGCAGGCGGTGAAGGACTGCTTCATAACTCATGTGCGCGGGCGATTTGGTTTTCGGCGGCGCATGACCCCCCAATACAAATCCTCGTCCGCTAAACGGTAAAACATTCGATTTGGGTTTTTGCGGGTAGAGTAAAAAGGGAATATCGGGAGTATCATCTGTACGTGAAATGGTAGGGTTGGTAATCACAACGTCACACAATACATTTTTTTTGATTTTATAGGCAACACAATCGGATTTGGGAAACAGTTCTTGAATTCGAAGTGGATACATTGTGCCGTTAAATGGAATGTAAATCTGCGACCCAGGAATAAGTGTTTGAAATTTAGCAATTGTATTGGAAAGTTGATTTTTCCAGGATTCAGTTTCAATAAAGTCATAATTTAATGGTTCAAATACAAGACGGTCGCATTCAGTTGTTTTTAATTCAACCATAGTTTTGATGTCAAATGCAGATAGTTGTCGATACATCCAGGTTGGAACATAACAGATATCAACGTCAGGATGAACATTTTGAATAAATCCTGCAATGGATTCGTTTTTTGAATTTTGGATATGCACCAATCTGGATGGCCATAATCCCATTCTGTGTACATCAAACAGATTTGAAGCCATCAATATACTGTCGCTACATTCATACTCCAATCGCACTGGGGCCGGAATATGCGGACAAATCATAAAGGGACAAATTTTCATATTTCCCTATTCTATCATGGACAATTTATAATTTTCAAACACTAAACTAAGATGGTGGTGAATCACCGAGGTCGTGTACACAAAAGTCGAAAACAGAAAGGGGGTGCAAATTTACCTCCAAAACCCAAAGCATTGTGTCAATGTTATGGTGACGATGGAAAGGGATGTCCCAATGAATCGGTAAATAACTCGCCTTTTTGTATGAAGCATAAAGATACATGTCCCAAACCGCCGCTCACAGGATACGAACCAACCTACGACGATTTGAAATGGTACGATTTTCCATTGGAACGCCGACGTTCGCACAATTGTTATTCAACGGCAATGATGGCCAAAGACGATAAATTAATCCAGAAATGCCGCGAAAGTGGAAACAATACATCTGTTTGCCGTGCTAATTTTCATCAACCCGGCGCACGGTTTGGTGGACGATTTGAATTGAATGCAGAAAATCGGCGTACATGTCCAGTTGTGGAACAATTAGTCATTCAGGACAATCCAGATATATCAAAAACTACATTTTACGACGCATGTCCAGCAGGAACCAGCAAGATTGCGTTTATGGTTCATGATGGTGTGGATTTTCATTTTGAACCCCAACTCAAAGATGGTATGTGGGGCGGAAAGCCTGGTTCCAATAAAACATACACTGTTGATGCAGTTGGCAAGCCTATATTTAATCCCGATTTGTCGAGTCATGATTATCGATGGCAGGGTAGCGAGTTGAATTACAAGCCTTGCGGGTTTTTGTGCGTCCCACGGAATCGTAAAGTCGAACTAGGTTCAGCCGCCGACGACCCGCGGAAGCAGCAGGATGGTGGACGCCGTCGCTCACGGAAGCAGGCGTTGATTCCGATGGTGGGTCTGGGCTGGAATGATCCGAAGCACCGGTTGCGACATTTGTCGCTGCGGTCGTCGCGGCTGGCGGCTCAACGGCGGCGGTGGACACAACGGAAGGAGCGGCGTCGTTGAGTTTCTTCCCCGGTGTGGATAAGAATGGATGACGCGGATTCCACATTCGCAAAGCGTCGTAAAAACTAATGCGTTCGTGTGGATTGTATGACAAAAAACACGCAATAATTTCCAAAAATCGGTCATTGTGACGCCGATAAAATTCCTTGCGCATTGAACCCGGTATGGCAAGAAACTTCAAGTAATGTTCAAGCCATTTGTATCCAAACAACCAGACTTGCTCTTTAATCGGGTGTACATCTGTGCATTCACTATATTCAATGCTATTGAATGACATGTGAAGAATCGATTCAATATCTTGAAACGCACAATTATCGCGCAACATATAGATTTGCGAATCCAGAGACTTGTGTGCTGCCTTGCCTAGCATATAGTGACGCTCCGGTGCCGCAATGTTTCGTGGGTCCCATGTATCCAAAGGTTCAATTTGGATTGGATTTTGTACAAATGATTCTAAATCTTGGACAAAATCACACTCAAAATCATTTGTTGACATTCCTCTGCTTGCCCAACAAATTCTATATACACGGCGTTTTATGAAGGCATGAAATAACCGCAGGCGAAAGAAGAGGAGGCAGACACATGCCGGTTTGGGACATACTTATTTATTCAGCCATTGTGCTGGTGATTCTTATTATTGGCTGGGAGTGGTTGCGTGACAGGGCGTTTCACGAAGGCTTTACTGACGGCGTTGTACCGGAATACTTCGGACGCTTTTTTCCACGGCGATACGATATAGTTCCGGGACAGAAACGTGAAGGCGATGGTTGGGTGCGAAATCCACGGTATTTTGAAGGATATGTAGATTTGCAACGACTTGGATACAAAGGCGATTTCTGCCGTGTTGTGGAAAAGGAAGATGATCCCGACTCACGAATCTTGGTGTGTGCTTTGGCCGGCCAGGAAGGCCTTGATTCAATGACATTTCGCACCGAATCGCAGCGTGCAGGTATGCGATTCAGTCGTGATGATTACTTTCGCGATGTGAATGGCGACGGGCGCGAGGATTATGGACGGATTTTGAAAGTCGCACCCGCACCCAATGACCGATGGGAAGCGCGTGTTGTCCCTGCAAGTCTGACACGATTCAAACAGGGTATTGAAATTCCCGATAATTCACCGCCACCTCACATTGCGGATTTGCTCTGGTTTTACGAAGGAGCGATGCTCTGGTATCGATGGATAGACGACATGTTGGATTATACAGAAAACACACAAATCCGAATTGCAGGCGATGCGCGTGTTGACGAATCCGTGCCGAATCCAGCAAAAACAAAAGGTTTGGAACTCAATAAACATACGGAATCCTTTGAGCAGTATTTGAAAATTGGTGAAACGCCGCGTCTTGAATTCGATACAAAAGTCCAACTGCGTCAACTACGTGCAATCAGTGTTTGGGTCTATTTTGAAGAATTCACGAACAATGCGCGGATTTTTGATTTTGGAAATGGTGCAGGCAAGGACAATGTATTGTTTGGAATTGAGGGTCGTGGAAATACCGACGGCGCATTTGGAAAAATGTTTGCGCAGCCCCCGCCAGGTGCAGCGGTCTGTCAAGCACGCGCCCCTCGTGAAATGTCGCCCCAGGCGTTTCTTCAATCCAGTGATGCAAACATTGACTCATGGTCGTGTCCTGGACCTGAACCCATTGATTCGACCTATCCAGAAGATGAAATTGCAACCGAACCACAAGACCCACGCGCAAACCTATTGTTTGAAGTATGGGATACGCAGCAACGCAAAATGCAAATTCGCGTCCTGAATTGCGTCCCGCGTCGTCGTTGGGTCCATCTTTGCGCAACAACAACGGATGCATCCAGTTTCCGTCCCACTTGGCATATTTATGTCGATGGAGTCAAGGTCTTTGAAGAGTTGGATGGCCACATGCCTCTGCAATCCTATACAACAAACAATTATATTGGTCGCTCCAATTGGGAGGGTGTCACCTCGCAATATCAAGATGCGGACGAACGATTCCGCGGCGCCATGTTTGATTTCAGGCTCTATCGCATTCCCATGTCGGCCGCAAAAATTAAACGGACCGTCGCATGGGGACGTGAGAAGTTGGAGGGCATAAAATTGAATCGCGATTGACCTGCCCTATAAAATCACAATACGAATCAAATGAGTCAATCCGAGTATTACAAATCACTTTCAAAGTCAGACATATTTATGAATCCTCATAAGTATGCGTGGAATTGTCTATTGTATTATGTGCAATTTACCCAGTCGGAACTTCTGAGTGTCAAAGAATGGATTGAGATTATTCCAATGGTCAAATATCAGAAATGTTTGACGCGGCGATTTGTCCAGGACCATTTTGCGACCGAGGTCGATGAAAGCGATTTGCTTACATGGACCGATGTCCAAAAATATATAGCGTTAGAATAAAATGGCCGTTGTCCCCAAATTATTTCCATTTGTATTTTTTGGATGCTGGAATCAACCCGGCTATGAAGCCAACACGTCTCGCGTTTCACGCGACACAGTGGCCACTGCTGTCAAAGACATGTCGGCCGAGATTCAGACAATAGTTATTGGCGGTGATAATGTTTATCCACGTCCGCTTAGTACCCAAGGAAAAAACAAGTTTCATGACCCAGCAGTCTTTGACGAAGGGTTTAGAATGTATGCATCAATGGGTAAGTCCATTTATTTGGCATTTGGGAATCACAACGAAAGCACATTGGACCATCAAAAGGCGGTTGTGGGCTTTAGGCCCGAGGACAAGACATATTATGCAAAGGAATTTGACGGCGGAATCCATATTGTTGTTCTGGATACTAATATCATGAATAATAAAATCAAGGCGCCTGCGGAATACGAGGAAATGGTAACATGGTTCAAGGCAGTTGTTTCTGATATTCAGGCGGCTGGACAAATGTATTACACGGTTCAACATGAGCCATATTTTACTGCACGCAAAAAGAATCTGGGAAGTTTAGTGAATGGCGAGATATTTTTGGAGATTATGATGTCTTATCCTCCCATTTCTATTTTATGTGCCGATACGCATCATTATCAACATGCGACGATTCAACAAAATGGCGGCGACACAGTGCTACATCAATTTACGGTTGGGACGGGTGGTGCAAATCCTGACCTACACCTACCAGGATTTGTTTCAGAAACAATTGGGCCGTACATATATTCAAACATAGATGAACAGACTGGATTTGGATTTTTACGGGTCGATGCTCCAGACCCACGTGCTGCTACATTTATCAAGGTGGCAGAATGGCCACCACACACAAGCGGGGGCCGACGACGTACCCGCGGTCGCCGCTACGGCGCGGGTCGCGACAAAAGAACGCGCCGCAGTTCCAAATGAAAGGTTAAGAATGGATACAGTGCAAGATCATAGGGGTCCACGCCGTCGAGCGTATAGGGTGGAACAATCCGTGAACGAATTGTTTGAAGTTCTGAATTCAGATGTATACATAGGTCATCCAATGGATGGGCTGGCATGTTCCCACATGCGAACGCCAACATTTGAATCCATCGGAGTTGAATTTGATTGGCTAAATTGTCTACATATGCAAAGAATTCAGTGGTATCTGTATCATACAGAGCCAAGAGTTCCGCAGGTAATCGCAATGGTTTGCTGGGATGGGGACGAGGACGAATGTGGAAATAGTGTGCATATCGCACAGGGTCAACCAATTCTGCTATAAATTTTAAGCGCATCCATGCAACAACGCAATTCACAAATTGTGGATTCTGTTGTAGTATATTCAAATCCATACATGCGTCAGATGTGTATTTTGAAACCACGCGGCAACAATACTCTCCAAATCCAGATTGTTTGAAATACAGGCGTGCAAGTTGGTCATCTGTATATGTGTCACAATCGATATGTGGAAATTCAAAATGTTGGGCTTTATTGATTTCATAAAAGGCTTGTTGTATGGGTCCGACGGCGTCGGGTGTGGAGTCTTGCATGTTTTGATTTTATGATGTGTCCAATTCCAGAAGGGACGCTTCAATTTTTGCAAATAATGCATCATTTCATGTTTGATTCGGGTCATGATTCTATTTTTGGAAAAAATTGACGTATATAATTTCCAAATAGTGTTATGGTGTATAGATTTGTTCATTGATGTTTCTTTTCCTTCGCTGCTATATTTCAAACCATGGATCGTTGCAGTCGTTGTTTTGCACCACCCAGCCGTCGGGATGCGTTTTGTTGCTTTTGTGAGCAATTGGGGCGACGAGTCGTTCATGGAAGTGAGGGATGTGCGTTTATTCATGGAATGGAAGCATGTCAGCGTTGTTTTCAAAAGGGTCATTTAACAAAGTGTTGTATTGTAGGTCGTCCTGAATTTGAGCGGCCGAAATCGCTTGAAGAATTGATTCCGTACCATATTCGTCAAATGTACCGGATTCATACACACACACCTATTGCGTGGACAAGTCTTGACCGTACGGATGACTGCGAAATTCCGGCTGTCAACTGTTTGCAAGTATTGGATACATATACAGGCATGAAGGATTTTATTGATATGCATAATATTGTTGTGAAAAAAAAGACAAAACCGTCAGAGGACGAATGTCGAAGCGCGATTGAACAATGGGTAAAAAGCCGTGGATGTCGGATTGAATTTGTTGTACCTCCAACTTCTGATTAATGTGTGGCGAATCTGATTAATGTGTGGCGAATCTGGAAAAATAGCCATTTCTGGAAAAAATTGACGCCAATTTTTGCATCATCGCCTTTTACTGTCCAACATCATTTGGCAAATTTCAACCTGTTTTGAATTCGTAGTGAATTCGTTCAACTTTCCAACTTTCCAACTTTCTTTCCAAATCCGTCAACATGGAACTTGTGGTTCCGTATGACGGGTTTGTCTATCATCCGCATCAAGCGGAGGCCATTCAGTGGATGGCACGTCGCGAACGTACAGACGCAGAGTTTACGCGCGGCGGAATTTTGGCTCATGAAATGGGCCTGGGCAAGACCTGGACGACACTGGGTCATATACTCAACACACCTGTACCTCATACATTAATTCTTGTGCCTCCTGTCCTTCAGACACAATGGCTGGAGGCATTAGAGCGCGCCCGTATTCAACATGATGTCTTGGTTCCTGCCCATCGAACTGCGCCGGCTCACAAGCGATTTGTGTCGTATAATTGTGAGGATGCGCGACCCGGAATTCACGTTACTCTTGCAACATATGGACGCGCGGCTAGACAGTCTGACGCACTTTTGGCTCACGGTGATTTTGACCGCCTTGTGTGCGATGAAGGTCATGTCTTGCGCAACGGTGCAGCCACTTCCATGTACCGCAAAATCCACGCACTTCCTATTCCTGTTCGTTGGATTTTGTCAGGTACACCGGTTCAAAATAGCAAGCGTGATTTTGTGAATCTATGTCAATTTCTGGGCATGGACCGTATTGAGGTCCGTGTCAAAAAACCGGCGGATATTGCGTCAGTCCTTGTTTCACGATATACCGTGGATTCCGCGGGCGAGTCGGTAGCCGCCATGCTTCCGCCCGTCAAACCCACACATACAATTCATTCCATTGTCATGCCCACGGATTCCGATGAGTCACAGACATTCAAGTCGCTTGTGGGTCGGTTTCAATTGGCCGTCGAGCGTCATGCGAAAACCATGATTCTATTGGAACTCTATCTTCGTATTCGCCAGTTTCTTGCACATCCATCCATTTATGTGAATGCGATGAAACGCAAATATGGGGAGCGATATCTGCGCTCAGAATGGACAGGTACCGCCAGTAAGATGGATACATTTGCGTCATTTCTGGCCACAACAGAGGTCGAACCGACTATTGTGTTTTGCAACTTTCGCGAAGAGATGGAGTGCGCTGAAACAATTGTGCGTGCGGCCGGCTATTCATCCTACATGATTCGTGGTGGAATGACGGAAAGCGAACGTACCGCATCGGTGGAATTGAGCCGCGCAGATGTAGCCGCTGGCCGACCTGTGTGTATTCTTGTCCAGATTATGGCGGGTGGTGCAGGTCTGAATCTCCAACATTGCAGTCGTGTTGTCTTTCTGTCATCGCATTGGAATCCGGCAGTTGTTGATCAGGCCGTTGCGCGCGCCTATCGCATGGGTCAAACACGCGCCGTGACTGTTCATCACTTTCTAATGGCCAATGGGGATGACCGAAATGTGGACCGCGTGATGATGCGCCTTCATGGCGCAAAACGCCGCATTGTGGCCGAGATTCATCCTGGCCTTGCATGTACTACTGCTGTGTCTACAGAAGATACAATAACGAAACTTGATGATACACTTGCTGCTGCGCCTCCAGAACTGAGTGACGAACTGTTAGAACCACAGGATGACGCTGACCCAGACGACCTTGAAGACGACCCTGATATGGAACTTCTGCAATCCCAACATGTAGTTTAGACCTTTGTTTAATTCGATTTATAGCCTGCTTTTGTCTGCCGTATGTTTTTACGTGTTTTTACGTGTATGTTTGACTCGCAACTTTCTGCGACGCGTTCCACGACCACCACGAGTGACCGCGGGTACTGCAAAATAGCGTTGCGCTGGATTGAATCCTGAGCCTTCCGTAACAAAATTCGTCACAAGTGTAGGTTCAAGTTTCCGCACAAATTTCGTGTGTAATTTTCCGCTTTCGTCGCGATACCGTAGAATAGGAAAACGAACCGCTGATACAAATCCAATGCCCATATACGCTACATGACAATTTCCGGCACTCAATCGTTTATAACATTGATAATTGACACGATTGGGGAATTGAGACAATGTTTGTTTTTTATAGTTTGCAGCGGCGGATGTTGTTGCAAAGGTAAATCCTCCGCCACGTTGCTGCGCTGCGGAAGCCGCAAGCAGGGCTGCATCCTTTTGCATCGTTTCCGCTTCCATTGTTTCCAACGCGGATTCTTCCGCGGGATTAAGCGTCGGTTGAATATCTGCGGTCGTCATAGGCACGTCTTGCAAGACAAAGCGTACAAATTGTGGTTGTAAATATCGTTTCATTTGTCCATAGTTTCGTAGGCGAGTCTCAAGTGGAGCGTCAGAGTGCAATGGAAGAAAGAGATTCCAAAATACGGGATCGGCGGGAAGTTCATGCGGCCCCGCACCGCTTCGTTTTATGACTGCATCCGGTCCCAAAAACACGGCACGTATGTCGTCGATATCTTTCGCACGACCGGTGCGACTTGTGGCGTACATTTCGGTTTTCAGAATGTTGAATCCGGGATGACTAAAGAAGACACCTGGAATCAACGGTACAATGTCAATCGCCGAGGGACCAGCAACCGTTTTCAAGATTGTACCCGTGATTCCTTTACTTTCTGCAGTCACACGGTCAAGTGTCAATGTTCCATCCAGTAAAAACGAATTGTACGAATTTCTTGCTTGGTCGCTAAACAGATTGGGAGCGCCAAAGGTGACGCAATGAATCGACGGTATTTTTGCGGGCGCCTTGTGTTTCTTGTGAGCCATAATTAGCGAAAAGAGTGTGGCCATTGCACCCCCCAAACTATGCCCTGTAATCACAATGCGTGTCATTCCGACACTGAATTCATCGACTGCCGCAAGGATGCGCCCAACCTCCGACTGCATATGTTTATAAAATCCACCATGTGTTGTTCCAGATAGTCCAGCCAATTCAGGAATGTCCGCAAACGGTGTTTTGGTGATTTTGGCGTCATTTAGAAAATCACGCAGCGAGGACGAGCCTTTGAAGACAACATACAACGTTGGGACTGGATTGATGCGTGAGGTCGGCGAATGATGTTGAAAGAGTGCGCAACCTGTGCGTGGAAAAAACCGACCACGCACAGTTTTTGCAGACGGTGGATGTATTGGAGAAAGAAACAAACTGGAAAAAGACGCCCGACTTAGAAAACTGTGTTCTAGTTGCGTAATCACGTCGTTCATCACATCGGGTGCATAATCCAAAAATTGGACCCCGCGTAGAAAGATTTCACTTGGCGAATAGACCAAACGACACAAATAGGCGCACTGTGCAAGTTGTGCTTCCCAGCGGTAAAAAGTCTCTTTGGCCAGAGGTGTATCCAGAGACCGTTTCGAAGGATTGTAATTGAATATATTTGTCCCCACAATCGACCCCAACAAATTTGTTAGACGCACAGGGACCATTTTCTAAATTATGACGGTATTCCTTTTTTGGTTGGTTTATTCATATTGATTGACTAATTCCCAGAGCATGATTGCATGACGACGGCGTAACCATGTAGTTTCAAGTGTGGGTCGTTCATACCAATATCCATTTGTTTTATATTCCAACAAGACATTTTCGGGTAATTCGTCATCTGGAAAATAAGTTATCCAATGCGTGGCCAATACGTTGAGAACGCTGCATTTTTTCTGTTCGCCGTTCAAATATATATTTAAACTGGCTACCATATTGAGTTGAGAGCGCAAGAATTCAGACATGTCATATTCGTGAGTCCTTGGATCATACAACAACAATTGAAGTGCTGTACTTCGTCGATTGACAATCGCAATCTCTATGGCATTTTTAAGAATCTCAATGTCTGTGGATGGATGTTTCAATAGACATTGAATAAGTTCAGGGTCGTCATTGTTGACAGCATACACAAGTGACCGTCCCGTGCTTATACGGGGTACTTGAAGAAGACGTTTTACAACGTCGTGACGATTACGAAGCGTGGCCAATTGAATGGCTTCGTAACCATACCGACTGACTGTTGTAGGGTCCAGAGATGGATTCTGGAGTATTTGTTCGACGTCCTGGAGAGTTCCATTATGTGCTGCGTCAGTCAACTGTGCACTAAGGGGACGCATCTTTTGGTCTAATTCTGTTTGAATGGATATATCTCCTGTATATCCTCATTTTTTTACAGAGTATGTATGAAGTAAAGAAACCGGCGTGCGGCACAATCGCAAAAAAGAAGAATAGGCGCCACATAAATGAGTTCGGGAAGCATTCAGGGATTTGTGCGTGAATTGTTGCGAACACCGCCCGGACCACCACACAGTGTTCAATTGGAATTGGATGCAGGCGATACTCACGGGATGTTTGAGGCCATGTTGCTCATTATGACGGAAATTCTCAAATCCTGGTACCCACCGCCCATCAGTATTGGCGCAATATCCCCTGAACATCTTACACGACTGATTGGATATTATGCTTCATTTGGCATCAAGTTTGATTTGCAAGTGGGCGAAATCCCACCCGTGCTACGAATTAACAATCAAATGTATTTGAACGAGTCACGTTTGGAAGCCATGAAATTCCAAATGTCACACGGAAGTCAATTGTACACGGTGCGATTTACTTCCCTGTAATGGGAGTTGCCATACACCGACTCTCAAACTGTGCAATCACTGTATGAAGTACAAAAATAATACACACTGCAAGTATACCTTTTAGGATACGATGTTGGATATGAAAGACTGCAACTAACAAGAGACACACCAAAAACACGTTGAATAAAAAGGGTAGACGACGCAATGCAAGTGGCGGCTGAGACACGAGCGACATGAATCCTTCGACGCGCGGGGGTGGATTAATGTCGTAGCGCTGATCGGCGGCACCCTGGGCTTCTGTGTTGGCTGCAAGGAGGACAATGTTGCGAGGATGCGCGGGGTCATTTGTGGATGTATTCTCGCCCACAGGTAACCGTGAATCAAAGACAATTTGACGGCGTGTGTGTGAAGACATGTATGCAAGAACGCTTTACTTATTGCGGCGAGTTTTACGACGCCGTCCACCCCCACCGCGCTGAAGTGAAGGTCCAGCGCTAGCGCTGTAATGCTGAGGACTGATGGGAGTTCCTACAAAGGGCGAGAAATCGGCGCCCATATTGTCGGCGGGACGTTGGTGATAAAATACATCGGGAATTCCAGATGTACGCGCGGCTTCCACTGACATGGCGTATTGAGTGGCTGGAAACGGCTGAGATGCCCATGCGCCGGTGGATTGAGGCGATGTATACAGACCGCCATTCGCCAGGGGCGGCGGAGCCTGCGTGGACGCGGACCAGGCAAGCGCGCCCGGATACGACGACCATTGTCCCCAGGTTGTAATCGGCAGGACATTGCTGAGTGCGCCGCCGTGTTGCCGGCGATGGCTACGGCGACGATGACGGCGGCGAGTTTTAAGGTTGCGAGGCATGATTCTATGTAGGAATGCGGAAATATAGTGTTTGAAAAATAGGTCGCATCCATAAATGTCCGATAGCACTCAGGAAAAACGCAGCGTCCGTGTACGCCGAATGATTCAGGAAGTGGAAGCTGCACTTCAAACACAAACTCCGGCACAGGTCTCGGCTCAATTTGCCGAGTATCAGAAAGAGTTTCCACGTATTTTTGAAATGGTTCTGACTCGTACATACAATCGGGAACTTATGACCATGATGATTGAACAGTATGAACGTGTTGAGCGTGGAACAAAATCACAACATGACGCCTCAGTTGCCGTTGGAACAGTTCTTGTTGACACCATTGTCAAACCCCAACTGAAAGCCGCCGAATCCAAAAAATAAACATAAAAACCGAGTGTGTTGTATGTTATTTGTGTATGCCCCAACGTTGTTGAATAGTCGTATGCAACACCCGTCCAAGGGCCTGACTTCCTGTATGTGCCGACGCCGCATGAATACCGCCGTATTTCCGTGAAATACCAGCGCTATCCGCCATATCTTGCCACCGCGTCCACGTGAGCGTCACATCGGTCGCAGGAACGACCCCACCGGGTTGAATCAGACTTGCACCTGCTGGCATGATGAATGTTGGAAATGTAAGACTTGTTATATCAGCCAACACCGGTGAAATAAACCCAAGTCCGCTGCCGTATAGCGTGGGTGTAGCGGGAATCGTTTCGCCAAACCATTTCGTCATTACGTTCGCAAACACTTGCGAGAATCCACTATGACCGGATGGAAAATCGGCAAAAGGGGGAGTTACGAAATCCGATTCCTGAAATGGAGTCCAGGATTCACCCAACACCGGCGTTCCAAATCCATTTTTGACATGTATACCGCGATACAATGCACGAATTTCCTGAATGGGTCGGGCTTCCATAAATTGTTTCTTGAGACCCCAAATCAATCGACCGGCTTCAAACACGTGAATTGTCATTTCCAGGCCTGAAAAAAAGTATGTGTCATAAGAGACAATATGCGCTTCATTATATGCACGTATAAATAAATTCCACATCACAACGGCTATACAGGGCGGACTCACCGTTCCAGGCCCTCCTGCCCAGAATTCAGCAATCATTTTCTCAGTGTCAGATAGCATATTCGTGATTTGGACAACTTCATCAATCTCGGCAACGCGAGCCGCACCCGTGACCACATGTGTCTCTGCGGCATGTTTGATAGTTGTCTCGTCCGCAGGCGTCAAACAAGAAGACCGCACCGTATTCCAATTATAAGTCAAATATTTCTGTGTGGTTGCACCGATTTTGAGGGGTGTCCATTGATATGGTTTTGGAAATGTGGACGGATTAGCCGTTGCGCTCACTTCCAGTACGGTTGCTCCATTCGGTAGTTCTCCAGTGGAAGGCGGGGTCCCTGCAGCCACAAACCCATCCGTTTGTCGTGCCAAAAACCAGCGCCGAAAGGTTGTCCAGAATTCCTCCCAATGACCCAATTCATACGCTACCGTTAGATGTCGTGCGCTCTGTTGCTCAATCGATATATGGAGTTGCGCACGTTCCATTGCAAGAAGTGGTTCCGCGTCATAATAGGGAATAAATTGCGTCATGAGTTGTGAGACGGCATAGGTAATCCACAAATGAATATTATTGCTAAGGGTGGCTGGAAGAATGTATCGCTTGTCCCAATCCCAATCATCATGAATGCCGTGAATATGGGCCGAAGCGGTAGGACTCACCCAATTATAGGCGGCTGTTACAACAAACATCCAGATATAAATTAGACGCGAGGCTTTTGTTGGGCCGGGGTTCAAGCCCTGAATATATGTCATATAATCATGAAGTGCCGCGTTCACAATTGTGATTGCCGATGGGAGCGATGGCGGTTTTGTGCTGCTTGGGGTTGCTCGTGGTGGTTCTTCCACACGATCCAATACAGCGCCTTCTCGTTTGTCAACAATATTTCCGTCGATTCGCGCACCTTTGAATTGCGCTAAATCCCGTGCGTTTCGAAAGATTGTGACGGCGCGACGACGGGCTGTCGTTAGACTGGCGTCCATATTTCTATTGTTTTATATGTATTAAAAAATTTAGTTTTACTTGCGACATCTATTCTTAGTAGACCCAATGGGTACCAAGAATTGTGACTATACCTAAATTAGGATCATGACGGTACGTATGTGTTTATAGTAAAACACAATTCCGGAAACAATAATATGCTGGTATAGTATACAAAACAATTAAATGCCGCGATATTATAGACGTGGATATGATTCATATGATTCATACGATTCATATTATAGAAGAAGTAGACGTGGAAGGTCACGGACACGATCAAGAACTAGGTCAAGGTCAAGGTCAAGGTCTCGTACACGAAGTCGAACTCGGGTAGGTCCAACAGGACCTACTGGACCAAACAGTATAGTGTATGGTTATACGGGTGCTACAGGTCCACAGGGCATTCAAGGGAATGATGGTTTTCAAGGTCCAACCGGTCCTGAAGGATTGCAAGGATTGCAAGGATTACAAGGTAATGAGGGTTTGGAAGGTCCAACAGGTCCAACAGGTCCAAGTGGTCTTCAAGGTTTTGAAGGTCCAACAGGTCCACAAGGCCCTCAAGGTATACAGGGTCTTGTAGGGTATACAGGTCCTCAAGGAATACAAGGGATTCAAGGAATTCAAGGTATTCAGGGTATGCAAGGCATTCAAGGCACTGTAGGACCTACAGGTCCACAAGGTCCTCAGGGTATAGAGGGACCTACTGGTTCTTATGGACTTCAAGGAATTGACGGTCCTACTGGTCCTCAAGGCATTCAGGGTATTCAAGGTATTCAGGGGATTCAGGGGATTCAAGGTGTTCAAGGAATTCAAGGATTGGATGGTCCAACTGGTCCTCAAGGCCTTCAGGGATTGGAAGGTCCAACTGGTCCTCAAGGTCTTCAAGGTCTCCAAGGATTGGATGGTCCAACTGGTCCTCAAGGCCTTCAGGGATTTGAGGGTCCAACAGGTCCTCAAGGTCTTCAAGGCCTCCAAGGTTTGGAAGGCGCAACTGGTCCTCAAGGCCTTCAGGGATTGGAGGGTCCAACAGGTCCTCAAGGTCTTCAAGGCCTCCAAGGTTTGGAAGGCGCAACTGGTCCTCAAGGCCTTCAGGGATTTGAGGGTCCAACAGGTCCTCAAGGTCTTCAAGGACTCCAGGGATTGGAAGGCGCAACTGGTCCTCAAGGACTTCAGGGATTTGAGGGTCCAACAGGTCCTCAAGGTCTTCAAGGACTCCAAGGTTTGGAAGGCGCAACTGGTCCTCAAGGCCTTCAGGGATTTGAGGGTCCAACTGGTCCTCAAGGTCTTCAAGGCCTCCAAGGTTTGGAAGGCGCAACTGGTCCTCAAGGCCTTCAGGGATTTGAGGGTCCAACTGGTCCTCAAGGTCTTCAAGGCCTCCAAGGTTTGGAAGGCGCAACTGGTCCTCAAGGTCTTCAGGGATTTGAGGGTCCAACAGGTCCTCAAGGTCTTCAAGGACTCCAGGGATTGGAAGGCGCAACTGGTCCTCAAGGAGTCCAAGGACTCGAAGGACCCCGCGGTTCGATAGGTCCTACAGGTTTCACAGGTCCAATAGGACCTGCAGGTTCAATCAATGTAAGCAATGATATGTATCTATTTTCCACCAGTAATTCTCTTGCACGCAATAATTTTATTGGATGTGGTAGTTCATCGTCAAGTTATTTACGCAATACGATTGTTGTATCTAAAGCCTGCCGTGCTGTGCGTTTAGCATTCAGCATTCGTTCTAACGCTTTAGCCATTCCATACACTGCAACTTTATGGGTAAATGGTGTTGCCACAATCTTAACCGCAATAATTCCCAACGGTTCCACTTCCACTGGTGCTATTGGAAACGGATTGATTTCATTAAATCCACTTGATCTTATTGCCTTACAGATATCCTATGAGGGAACTGGATCTGCGTTAGCCGATGGGGCATGCGCAGTATTAGATGTTGAACTTGTTTGAAAATCATATACCGTCACAAATCCTAAACAAGAACACCCATAGGGGTGTTCTTAAATTAGGATTTTGACGGTAACGGTACCATAATGTCATATGAAATAATTCTATTATTCCATAATACAAAATGTCTTCCGGATATTATCATGGGCATCATAGACATCATGGACATTGCGGTTGTAACCATTCAAGTTGCCATCGATGCAGCGGTAGAAGGGAATACTACAATGATACATACATTAATGTGAATTTATTTAATCCTTATTCTCGTCCACTACTATCCTATCCGTATGCAAATGCGTATCCGTATGTCTCTCCAGGATTATATCCATTTGCTTCTGGAGCGTCTGCGTATCATTATCTTCTGACAAAGGGAACTGACTATTCGTGTTGTAGACGATGATTAGAAATTTGACTTTTTTAAATATAAAGTTATACAACAAGATGGTATATAACTTTATAATTCAAATCGTTTTCATGGATGAATTCGATTTATCGGCGGGAACCGCTGCCACGGCTTCCACGGCTGCTGGACCTTGAGCGAGAGTGGCTGTGGTGGTGATGGTAGCGCGCATCGCGTCCATCGCGGCCATCGCGTCCGTCACGCCCATCGCGTCCTCGGTGACCATGGCCGTGACCGTGACCATGACCGTAAGCATATGGACCATAACCTACTGCTGCAGGCACGGGACCGACATAGGGACCACCAAATGCATATGGACCACCTACACCCATGCGCAGAAGAAGATTTTCTTCGCGGACACGGTGTGCTTCAGTGTCCTTGATCAATAAATCAGTGGCAGTTGCACGTGTGTCAATCTTCTCTTTGAGTTCGCATGATTTAACTTCGAGTTTCTCCTTAAGTTGGCAAGACTTGTCCTCAATCTTCTCCTTAACTTCGCAGCAGCATTCAGCCATCTTGCTGAGGATGAGTTGCTGAGATTTGAGTGCTTCGACTTCAGCCCGTTGGAGTTGCAGAGAAATGGCCTCCTTGTGCTTGAAATTTTCCATATCTGAGCGGGCGATTTGTGCTGCCAGAGACTCCTTGTGTTTGTAGGCTTCCAGTTCGGCTTTGCACAATTGAGCCGCCAGTGCTTCTTTGGACTGATAGGTGTCCAAACGTGCATTTGCAGCGTTTTGGCTTGCATTCAGTAAAAGGTCAGACTTTGCAGACAACTGTTGGATTAGCAGATCCTTGGCAGACATTTCCACATGGTGATCAGTCTTTGCAATATCATTCTTTATATCAGTGAAAATCAAGGAGTTACGAAGTTTGATATCACTGGCTTCACGAGAAATATCTGACTCTACTTTAGCAAAATTATTCGCATTTTGTGAGCGAGATTCTGAAAGTTGATTGTAAAACGTACTACGTGTATCACTACCATTGCGTTCAACAGCCGAAATCGCCGCATTCACATCCATAAGGATTGAGTTCTTGGTGTCGGCAATCGAACCCATTAGGATAGCGCGTGTGTCTCCTACACCATTACGCACATCACTGCTTGATTGAATGACAGCAGCACGTGTTTCACCGCCATTGCGTTCAACAGCAGAGCGTGTTTCAGAACCATTCCGCTCAACTGCGTTACGGGTTTCACCGCCGTTGCGTTCAACAGCACTGCGTATATCCGCACCGTTGCGTTCAACGGAATTACGTGTATCTCCGCCGTTACGTTCAACAGACATGCGTGTATCAGCGCCATTACGCTCAACTGCGCTACGTGTTTCACCGCCGTTGCGTTCTGTCACCATGCGTGAGTCTCCGCCATTGCGTTCCACAGCGGCGCGTGTATCAGAACCGTTGCGTTCTACAGAAGCGCGGGTATCTGCACCGTTACGCTCAATGGCAATACGTGAATCAGAACCATTGCGCTCAACTGCGTTCAAGACATTCAATGCCTGACGTTCAGTTCCAGCCAGAATGCTTGCTTGTGCAGCGCATACGTCTTTTGCAATACCGCAGATATTTTGGTCAGTGCGTCCAAAACCATCCGCCATACGTGAAAGTAGAATCAAATCATCCTCCTTGTCACAACACCCATTATGATAAGGGTGTGTATGATACGCAGGAGTGACTTGCATTGTGAGATTTGTAGGGATGCCAGTGCCGTTGCCGTTGGTTGACATGGGAGGGGTTGTGTTTATACATAGACAAACGACTTTTATTCGGGCGCGTTTTTATTCTCTATTGTATACGAACCGTAAATCCAAAAAAAAGTTACGGAACGTTTTTCTTTGGTCATCTAATTCAAAGCACGAATAAGATTGAGTGTTACATTTGCGCGAACTTGATTTGGTTGTACATTTTCTCCATTTAATCCAGATAATGTCACGCTCGGTGTTGGAGATGTGTGATTCAGTATTTGTATCAGTGCCGCAAATCCAGTAGGTGTTGGAAAATTTACAGGTTGTATTAAATCACTTGGTGAAATTAAAAAAATGGCATTGCCTGTGATGACGGACGCACCACCTAAATTTCCTGCAATGGTTCCTGGTACGAGTATATTGTTCAAATATAATGCGAATTGAGCAGGTTGTTGAGGAAGCAGGCTAAAATGTATTTGATAATATCCTGGTTGCCACACATAAATGCTTGCACCTCCTACACTGTATTCAACGCTGCCGTATTTTTGTAATAAAAAGTCAAATGCGACTGCCGCTTCTTGTGGGATACTTATATCTGTGATTCGTGAAATGCTTAAAAACGTGTTGGAGAATAAATCGCCTGATGCACCGGTTGGTCCTGTTGGGCCTTCAGTGCCTATTCCTGATGTTCCTGTTGGTCCAATAGGTCCTGTGGGACCTTCATTACCTATTCCAGATGGACCTGTCGGTCCTGTGGGTCCATCGGTTCCATCAACACCATCACGACCATTGCGTCCATCACATCCATCCCGTCCGTCGCGTCCATCTCGTCCATCGCGTCTATCACGTCTTGTCCGAGAACATGAACGATTCCGATTGCATTCGCAATGGGCATCACCGCATGCATCGTGTCGAAATCGTGGCATTTATATATAATATCATGTTGTTATAATTCGGATATTCTATTTGTTGAATATACCAATTATAATTACGTTCCGTAAATCAAAGAGGTTCAAATGTTGAAAACAATGTTTAGATTTGTTAATTGAAATTGACCATATGGATATTGAACCTGTTGATATTGTTGCGTTTCTGTCATTGTGGACATTGTTGAACATTCTGGTTCCATTTGTTTGTCCAGGTTTTCACTTATAACAAACATTCCATTGACGCATTTACAGGAACAATGACTTTCAATATACATACTTGAAGGCATGTATGATGTTTGAGAAGGAATTAGTTGCGATGGATATGCTGCAACATATGGACTTTGTAAATTGATATTATAACCATAATCTTTCAATGCACCAGCCGTTAATCCAGTTAAATAGTCATCTCTATTCAAAAATCCAGTCATCAATTCCAATCGTAATGCTGGATGATATATGGAACTAAAATATCGTTTTTCACTGCTTGATGTCGGCGAGTCACCTTCGTCCCAATGGCTGTTTGCAGTTCCACTCCCATATTGTGTCTCTATTGGAATTCGCATTAAATTGCTATTACCACAATACGATATGTAATTACTTAGTGCGGCAGAATTTCCTGAAACCGGTCCTCTATACCACGAATCACCTTCGTTCACGTTTGTCAAAAACTGATTCCATCCAATATCTACATTCGATGATACAAAATCTGTGTAATAAATACCAATACCATGTAACATTTCATGGACAAGTGTGTTGAACAATGTTGTATTGGTTATACTATTGACAGTGGGCGAACCATTAAACATCGCATTGCTATTAAAATAGCCATTTATGAAATAATCCGTGCTAAATGTAAGTCGTTGTTCATACGGGAAATCTGGCGAACGTGTATTGTCGACTTTCCATTTTGTTATACCACTTTGTCCAATAACTCCTGTAGGAAGTCTTTCAATGACAAATGTGACGTACATATCACTGGATTGTCCCGAAGCCGATGGAGACGTTGTTATAATATTTTCTAGAACAGATTTGGCATTCTGAAATGCAGATAAATTTGGATAAATAAATGTACTATAGTTCGCAACTGACGTTGATGTAAAATTGTACGCAATGGTGTAGGGTTTCGGTACAGTTCTTGTTTGAGTTGTGTTATTAAAACTTATGTGTGTTGTGTATTCATCAAATATGTCACCTGTGTTGTTTTTTAGATGTATTCCAATATCCGTATATGTATCGTCGGCATAATTGGACACATACGCTATTTCAAGTATGTAGGTTTTTAAAGATACTAAATTATTGATTATAAAATTTGGAATTGCTGTTGTGTTTATAAAATGACTCGTAGCAGTTGGACGTAGACCATACACAGACAATTGTGGGTCTGGAGCGGTTCCCAATGTAAAGTTACCCAATATCATATCTGCATCTATATTTGTTATAGTACTAGATACATTAAGTAAATTTACAGTCGTATTGGTTGCATCATATAACCCAACAATTGCTGATTGATTCGGTATACCATTAAATTCAAGAAAGGCCTCAAGCGTGGAGGATATGGGTGTAAATAAAAAATAATTATAGCGAATTCCAACTCCTACCAAAGATATACCATTGGGTGTTCTATCAGGAACAAGAGCAGTAAACATGAATATGGGTGATATCGTCATAATCGCAGATTTTGCACTTTCACCATTCGTATTTGCCGCAGTTATGGTATATGTATACTTTCCACCCGACATTACATGCGAATCTATGAATTTGGTGTTTGGCGTTCTGCCGATAAATTGGTTGAATCTGTAGACGTTATATAATGTAGCACCTGCACTTTCCATCCATGCAAGAACTACGCCATATCGTCCGCTGGATAAGGTTATGCTTGTTGGAGGTAAAGGGATTCCTTCAGGATTTGGTGGCGGCGGTGGAGGCGGTGGTGGTGGAGGTGGAAGAGGTATTGATGTTGTTTCAGTCCGTACATATGTTAATGGTGCAGTGCTTCCACCGGAACGAATCGACAATCCAAAATCAACACCCGCATCGTTATAGATTGTACGGCTTTCAATAAAATATAACTTTCCTTGAACTAAATTGATGATTCGACAATTGGGGGTGTTTGTATTGTTTATATATGAAGCCCCACTGGGTGTTGAAAGTCCAATGAATCCATTGGAGAAAGTTGTTGGAGATATTACATTTCGAACATATGTCCATGTTAAAAGTGAAGTCGCGGATGTTTCAGTGTACAACCGTGTTATATACTCTTCATTCCTATATCGATTTCGAGACAGATAGAGTTCAATCACTGAACTCGGTGCTATAAAAAAGAAATAAAAATATCGTAAACCACTAGTCAAGGGAAGTGAACTTCCACTGGGTGTATAATCTGGAGTTAAATTTGTAAAACTCGACATAAAGAGAGTTCTTCTACCGGACTTTAGAAAGTTGATTTGTGTACATTTTAACGAACCGTTAATGTTTTGAATTGGAAAAAATTGAATGATTATTTACAATTAGGGATTAGTGAAGATTGTATGAAGTATTGGATATTTTCTTTTCCTTTTCAAGAATGCGACGAGCAACAGTTTTGAAGCGCCCATCGTCGGTTGTAAAAAGTCCCTATGTTGCTGATATTCAATTTGCGGATGGAAGCACGGCTATGTGTCATACACCTGGTTTGGGATGTTGCGGGCTAGTAGAAGCGGGACGGGTGATTTATGTGGAGCCTGCAAAATCGGCAACGGCCAAAACATCGTGGACGGCTATGCTAGCCGAATGTGCTGATGAAACGGGCATATATACCGTGGGAATTCACCCTTTGGTTCCACAAAAGGCGGTAGCGGGTGTGTTGGATCGATTGGGATACGGCCCTGAGATTTGTTGGGAGCGTGAGGTTGCTGTGAATGAACATACACGATTGGATTATGTAGGTACACTTCCTAATGGAAAAAAGGTCTATGTGGAAGTGAAGAATGCCATGGTGTCCAACATGGGTGACATGCCTCGCGCAGAACGCAAAGCCTTGTTTCCTGACGGATTTCGCAAAAAGAAGGACATGCCGGTCAGTGAGCGTGCTGTCAAACATGCCGAAACATTGGCGGAATTGGCTGGTAGGCCCGATACCGAGGTTGCGATATTAGTATTTACAGTCCCACGTGACGATTGTGACGCGGGACTGGAAATTAATCCATTGGATCCGATTTATTGCCGTGCGATTTGGTCGGCTGTGCGTGCGGGCGTAAAAATATGGGGATTTTCATTTTGCCACACACCGACGACAGCGATGACATTTGTAAAGACTGTGCCTGTATATGTACCCTTTGTCTAATTAGATTGATTTGATTCAGTAAATGGAATTTCAGTAGTCATTGTGTTTGGCTGCTGATTTTTCAGTGGTTCCACAATTACATGTCCGTTATCATCTGTCCAATCTGTATCATACATATGTTTATCCTTCCGCTCGCCAATGACCATCCAACTGATAATCGATGTGGCGGTCGGATCTTTGGCTTCAATTGTAAGAATATTCCCTTCCACTTTTCCTCGCACATGAATCCAATCACTTTCATTGGTTGTGAAACACTGAACGTCTCTGCATAATACTTCAAATGTGCCTTCTGTCATACCGGCTGCTGTGTCAATATTGATGACGGCTCTACCATCTACAAGTGTAACCTTTCCACGGTAAATGAGGTCAGCCTGTGGAGACTCTACAAATGAGTGTACTAAATGATGAGTATTTGTTTTTTCTGGTAAAGGATGATCGATTCTAAATGAACCTGAGCCTTTTGATAAAGAACCTTCAATATTTACATTTCCATTGTATGGGTTTATTCTACACTTTGATATCCATGAGTTACTAGAATTGTTGGAAACGTAAAATCCAAAATCATATAAACGAGTGCTAAAACCATCATCCCCACCAGCTAAACGAATGTTATTACCAACCAACCCAATTTCGTACCAATCAGGAAGACCAGTGTTAAATTTCAACCATACACCATTAGTTAAAATTACATTTGAATTAACTCTTATATTCTTGTGGAAAAACACATCACCTTGGTTTCCGTATGAATTCGAAGCCAATGGTATATTATAAACAGGAATAGTACCACCTCCATTGGCACTATTTGGATAAACATATGTTCGAAAGTTGTATGGCTCAATGTCTTGTTGATCAAATAAAAACATACGCATCGCTTGTCTTTGTGAATTTGAATTTACGCTGTTTAATTCATAAATCGCATTTTGGCCTAGAGTATCGTTTCTCAACCTGAATACATCACCGCGCAGATCGTATCGGTATTCTGGATTTGTTGTACCCATACCTACATATCCTTCCGTCGTAATCGTCATACGTGTGACTTCGCCAAGGGATGAATGTGTAGTTGCAAATTGCAGATTTGCAGGTATGTAGTTACACGAATTCGGTGTTCCATTCTGTACAGCACTAATCAATGCACCACGATTCCAATTTGAATTCGCTTGTCCTAAAAATCCGATATATCCTAATTCACTATTGCTTGCTGAATTTCCACCATTTGAATTTGTGTAGAAATTCAAGAATCCACTGAATTGATTGGATTGTGTGTTATACACATACACGGCTCCATTTCCTGCACCTGCTGTTGTTTTACCTGATGTAATGGTTCCATTTGATGATACAACAAACGCATTTGTATCGAGCGTGATATTACTGAATACATTGATTGAACCCACATTTGCAGTTCCTGAAGATATCAACGTTGTGGAAATGAACGAAGTCAACAATGTACTATTGTTGTTAAACGATATATTTTCAGATGTTGTGGCTGTATTCGATGAGCCGTCCGATATCAAAATGCGAGATGAAAGTGGATTGATTACACTGATTCCTGGACCTGTTGGGCCTGTTGCACCAGTGAAACCTGTAGCACCTGTTGGGCCAGTTGGACCAGTGAAACCTGTTGCACCTGTGAAACCTGTGTCACCCTTTGCACCTGTATCACCTATTGGACCTGTTGGTCCTGTGAAACCTGTGTCACCCTTTGCACCAGTATCACCTATTGGACCTGTTGGTCCTGTGAAACCTGTGTCACCCTTTGCACCAGTATCACCTATTGGACCTGT